TAATTCTCGCCATTCGGCTAATGTGCAAAAATATTTTGAAATTTCAATACTTTCACATTCCGCTTTATAGAAGTAACATGTATTTGTAGCATTAACCGGAAGGATTTTGGGGTCACTAATTAAGAATGTATAAGTGCCTGATTCACAAATTTCTAAATCATAAATATAACCAGATGCCAATCTTAAACTATTTATATCAAATTCAAAATAAATATCTTTAATGATAACTACCTTCAATTTATTAATCACCTTTCTCATCTAAAATTTGATTTATTCTTTCATCCCTAAATTCAGATATATCAATAAAATACCTATCTTTATCTATCCAAAACCCACCAAGATATTTTTCTTCTGAATCAAAAACTTCTAAATAATCCGTAAATAATTCATCAGGATAATTTGTTTTAGATAAAGCAATATCTACATAATAAATTGAATCTTTTTTTAAAAAAGATAATGATTCTCTACATATGCATTTTATCATCTAAAATCTCTTTTATTTTTTTATCACGATTTTCCGCCTTTCTTAAAACTTCATAAAAATCTTCTTTTGTCTTAAATCCTATTTTCTCCAATAATTGATATTCATGTATTAAAAATGATATTTTATTATCATGCATTCCGACTGATTCTACATTTAGAGTTTTACAAAAATAAACATAATCATCATATAAATCATTTATCATCGATGTTAAACTACCCATAATTAATCTAAAATTGAATTTATTTGAGTATCACGATACTCTGCCACACTCATAAAGTATTCTTCTAATAATTCAGAATTAAGAGTAAATACTAATGCATCTTCTTCATCATAAATTAAATGAGTAGAAGGTCTGCCTTTGTCTTTCCATGATTCATTTTTTTCTAAAAAATAAACCTTGTTTTTTTCTATATAACAAATTTCACCTAATTTTAATTCTTTTTTAGAAATAAATTGCATTCTATTCTTCTCCATCATCATATTTATTTATTTCGTCTTTTAAATAATTACGAAGTGCATTCTTATTAGAACGCTTTGCCGCACGTTGCTCGGCTTTAAGATCCTTTTTAATCTTTTTAACAAGACCAGGTTCTTGGATATCTCGCAACTTTCTTTTCTTTTTGCGGATTTCCTCAACCTTATCGTCATATTCTGACCTTTCTATATCAAACTCTTTATTTTTCTTTCCCATATAAAAATTTCATTCCAATTTTAAATCCTATCCATATAGATAAAAGAGTTAAACTTAATACAATAAAAATAAAATATCTCGGCATAGTTCCATAGTGCTATAAAATATTGCCTATTTTCAAAAGACTTATCAGTCCAATTTCTTATTCTTTTAATCATATATCCTTATAATCATTTTTAATAGGTCTAACCGCTATTGTCCTATCACATGACGGACAATAAACTTCTAAATTACCATCTTTTGGAATATACTCTCTTTGACATTTACCTATACAAAACTTTAAACCTGGGTTTTGGTTTCTAACAGAACCAGCATTTAATTCGTCTTTAAGTTCCTTTATAATTTCTCTCAATTCTTCTTTCGTCTTAGTTTCTAGACTTTTTGTATATTCTTCTTCCTCACCAAAATCAGAATATTCCAAAGCTTTTCGAAAACCATAATCTAAAACTTTGCGAACCAGTTTTATTTTAGACATTATTTGATAAGATTTTACTTTACTCATAAATACAAATATACAAAATTAAATTGACTTTAACATATTTTTATTTTGTTAAAGTCTTTCAGATTTTTTATATGCTATTTCATAACTGGATTTAATCTTTTTATAAAGATTTTCAGCAGTAAATTCCGGAATTTTTCTCTAATTTGTTGTTTAACTTTCATTTTTAAATTAATTTTAAAGAGGAGAGCAGAATAATCGAAACTCGCCCAACCTAATGGGTTCTCGTTTTCCAAACGAGCGGGGACCACCTGTCACCTCCTATACTCTCCAGTAAGAGGAAAGAGTGGGTTTCGAACCCACGGACCGACTTACGCCAGTCATCGGTTTTCAAGACCGAAGCATTCAACCGCTCTGCCATCTTTCCTTATAGTGACTCCAGAAGGATTCGAACCCTCATAAAACATATCTGTCTCCCCGTTCGTAGCGGGGCGTTTTAAATCCATTAAACTATGGAGCCATTTTTTGTATCCAGAACGGGGCTCGAACCCGTATAGATTTTGCAATTAATCTTGGAAAACTCGCTTCCTGATTTTATATCAGTGCATCCGCAACCATACAATTAATCCTCACACCCATTGGTCTTACAACGGTTGAAATACAACCATAATTTGAATGCCTTTGGTAGCAAGTCAAAATCCCTCACAGAGTAATCCTGCCGTTTTAGGATCGTTCTTTCCAATTAAACTATCTGGATATTCAGCGGTGGATGTGGGATTCGAACCCACGCAACATTTTACTGCCCTACTTGTTTAGCAAACAAGCCTCTTTAATCCTCTTGAGTAACCCACCATAAAAAAAAACTCGGATTTTTTTTAAAATCCGAGTTTTGAAGTATCTACATAACACTATCATCTTCGGATTTCGAAGTTATAAGGACTGCGACTTGACGATGTTAATGTTATTTTCATACTATATATATATTATAATTTTTATGTCTTGTTTTGGTTTTTTTCGTAATAATTTTCTGCTAAGTATTTTAATTCTCTTAACAATTCTCCTGCTTGCTTCCTGTTTTCCGCAGGAACTTGTTTTAATTGATTATAAACTTGTTTTACAACACCATTTGCGCTTAAATACTTTTTTCGGTATTCTTCTAATTGGTCTTTTGAAGAAATAATATAATTTCCTATTTGAACTTTATGTTGCTCTATTATTGATTTATAATTTTCCATATTTTTATTTTTGTGGTTTCGGTGAGGTACGATATCACAGTCCTCCGATTAAGAGTCGGGAGCTTTATCCATTTAAGCTACGAAACCAATTTTTTCTTTAATTCTTCAATATATTTATTCTTTTCTTCAAAATTTAATTTTTGATAATTCGACCATCTAATTCTAATTATTGTCCATCCATTATCAATTAAATAACTGTTTCTTCTTTTATCAGACTCAACTATTTTTTTATCTGTGAAATGTTGCTCACCGTCTATTTCAATATCTATTTTTTTATCAAGGTTATAAAAATCTAATTCATATAATCCTACTTGAAGATATCTTTTAATATTTAAATTTTCTTTTTCAAATATTTCCCAAAAATATTTTTCAGGATAAGATTCCCTACTACTATGGTTTAATAAATACGGAACTTTATCTGGATTATCTTTCAAATATTTAATTCTACTTTCACTTATCTTTTTTTTGGTTGAATCAGAATGTTTTTGTGGAAATTTTTTATGCCCTAATATATTTGAATCACTTTTTGTCCTAGTTCTTAGAACCCCAGATTTTACCGCAAAAGACAATCCGGCACTTGATATATCAAATTTTTTGATTACATCTCTACATGAATTCCCCTCATTATAATAATTTTGTATTTGTACCCAATCATATTTTTTTAAATAATTTTTAGTAAATTTTCCCATATTTTATATATAAAATATAGTAGAACACCTGACTAAAAATTTTTGTGCGCCATGTAGGACTCGAACCTACAACTCCCAAGTTAAAAGCTTGGTACTCTAAACCAAATTGAGTTAATAGCGCATTTATATAAATAGGCTACATATCAATTGATTGTACCTACTTTATACCTGTTTCTGTTTCTGTTTTATCTGTTTCATCTTAATTTTTTTTAATATTGAGGAAGATGGAGGAACCGACCCCTACCGAATTAACGATACGACAGTTTTCAAAACTGTTTTTGCTCCATGCAACGCATCTTCCAATTTAGCACGGGCACCAGAACTCGAATCCGGAACTTTTGATTTGGAGTCAAAAATGATAGCCATTTTCACCATACCCGTATTTATATTAATGCTTTATTTTTATATTGTTTTAACCATTTTCTTATGACAGATTCGCTAACGCCGTATATTTTACCTGTTCCAGTATTACCATTTTCTTCTATTAACTTAACCAATTCTTCAAACGTTGGTCTATTAATAACTTTTCTTTTACTTTTGGCATTACATTCTAAACAAAATTTACTTTCTTTCAAGATTATTTTACCACAATTACATTTTTTATGTGTTTTTTCACTTTTATATTCATCTTTTTTAGAATCATATATTTTATTAACTTTATTCCCAACACAATTTGTTTCTAATGTTGAATTACAATTTGGACAAACAATTCTTAAATTTTCAAGACGATTGTCATAAGGTTCTCCATTTATATGATCTAAAATATGAACTATTTTTGTTCCATTAAACCAATCTTCTCCCATTCCACATATCTCACATTCTTTCTTTTTTAATCCCTCTTTATATAATCTCTCTTTCAAATGAGATCTACTAAAAAAAGAGTTTTCTACTAAAACTTCAGATAATTCTTTCTTATTCTGAGGGTTGTTACCTATTTGAAATCCATTTTCAAAATGTGAAATATCTATATTATGCAACATAATATATTTTTTAATAGTTTGAAAATTACCAGAACATCTGGGAGATAATCCCAATTTTATTACACAATCTGTATATGTTTTACAACTTTTAACTAATTCCTCTAATTTTTCCTTATCTTCATACTTATTTAAATCTCTCTCTAATTTTAGTTTTTTTGCCATTTCTTGGCACGCTCTTTTTGTTCTTCCTATTAAGTTCGAACAATAATTACACCCCATACTTGGGAAATATTTAAAAAGTATTTCCTTTTCTTTTTCTGTCCATTCTTTTAATTTCGCACCCATTTTTATATTTGTTATTTACTTATATATAAAATAGGTTCGTCTTCCTTTGAAGTTATTTTTGTGGTATCGGCTAGTAACGATCTAGCATTTTTGATTTTTCAGATCAACACATAAACCTCTATGTTACGACACCTTATTTTTAGTCATTGTTACAACTTTTCTCACTCACTTTTTTGGTAGAGTATCCATCATGGGCTCCGTTAACAATGTATAGTTTTATAACCCTTGACGGAACAAGCTGGGCAACTAATTTTTGGGTGATCGACGGGAATTGAACCCGCATTAAATCGAAATTATTCCTGCTCCACAGGCAGGTCGGCATCCATTACCGGCTACGATCACCATATAAAAAAGCCGAACTTTTATAAAAGTTCGGCTTTTTCAGTTTCTTACAATAACTCTTTTTAAGAAGTCTTGTTATTGAAACATAACTCTACCGAACCCTGGTTACTAAACCAGAATTTAAACGAATGTTTATGTGAGCTAAAATGTTTCATACTATGATTTTTTAAAATTGTTATTATTTGATGCAGGAACTGGATTCGAACCAATGACCTTAAGGTTATGAGCCTTACGAGCTACCACTGCTCTATCCCGCATTTTATATTTTAAAACTTTTCAGACTGTCCAGATATTTATCCTGTTTTCTTTTAAAAACTTGTCCAGATATTTACCCTGTCTTACTAAGTATTTTTAATCTTTTTTATTATACAGCAAAGATACAATAAAGTTTTGTAATCGCAAAATTTATTTTGACTTTTTTTGTATAATTATATATATTATATTCTAAAAGTGCTTTTTTGCTGTTTTGTTATTTTATACAAAATTACGAAAAAGTTTTGAACGAGCAAAATTTATTTCAAATCTTTTAAACTTTTTAAATTTTTTATTATATAAAAAATAAAAATTATGATTACAATTTTATTAGTAATTGGGTCTTTGATAGTTGGTTTTTTCGTTGGTAGAAACTCAGGGATCTCATCTAAATTTGATAATTTAGAAAACAATATTAAAAATCATTTTAATAATGAAATTAATAGTATAAAAACACACGTTTCAGAAGAAACTAAATGTTTAGCAGATTACACAAGGTATATGTTAAATTTAGGAGAAGAAGACGAAAGTGAAGTTAAAACAGAAGCTTCTAATGTAGAAAGCGAAGTTAAAACAGAAGCTTCTAATGTAGAAAGCGAAGTTAAAACAGAAATTAATAAAATTTAAAATTAAAAATAAAAGCAACCTTTAAGGTTGCTTTTATTTTTAATTTATTTTTCTTCTCTTAATTTTGCTTTACAAGAATCACAAAATTGTGCCTTTAATTTCAATTCTCATCTAATTGCTTTCCACTCTTCGTCAGTAAAATTTTTACCTGTTTTAATTATAACTCCACATTTGGAACAAATGATAGAGCCAAGCCCACCGTTGAATTTCATGATTGCTTTACCAGTCATTTTTAAATCCACAAATTTTATTTTTTATACAAAACTCATAAACCTTACTTATTATTACTTTAATAGTTTTAATCTTAATTTAGCCTTATCATATTTAGCCTTTGTTTCATCATATTCTTCTTTGGAAACATTGGCTTTATAATTGGCTGAATCTAATCTCTTTTTAAGGAAAACTAAATATTCTTCAGTTTCTTTAATTATATCTCGTGGTTTTTTATTTTTATTCGCCATCTTCTAAAATTGAATCTGAATCATTCCAAATACCTATTAATTTTATATCCATTAGTGATTTCTTATATATTTAGACGTAGGAAAATCTATATCATTATCTGATATAGATTTCTTACATAATTTTTTGCTTATAGCACGAATAGCTTTAGCACCTTGATGCCTAACTACTTTGAATAATCTGCTGTGTCGCCAACCTTCTACACCTGGCTTATCTTCGGGTCTTGATGGACCAAACCATCGCATTCTATCTAATCTCATACTATTTTCTTGGACTAATAACGCCTATTACTTTATAAAAAACATTAAAATTATTATATTTTTTAGGTAATAAATTTTATAATGAGGATTTTGAATATTTTGCTCCTATGACTTTCTTATTATAACTTATCTCTCAATCCAGGCATATATATCTCCAATATAGAGATTAATTCTTCCTTGATTTCTGGTTTAAGATTTTTCGTTCTATTAGAATTCAAAAGAATAAAAAATTCAGATACCACTTTATTAAATTTCATTTTTTCTGTTAGTTCAAATATCTTTATTCTAAATGTTTCTACATCTATTACATCTTCGCCCTCTCTGCTCATCCATTCTTTAAATCTATTGATAAATCGTTTGATTCCATTTATCGCTTTATCATTCCAGGAGCCACCGTCAGAATACGGACCAAGTTGCATAAGAAAAAAGCGTAATTCGTCCTGATCATAATCGTCTGGGTTTATAGTATTTCCTTTTGATTTTGACATTTTTTCGCCATTATATAATATAACTCCCTGACTAAAGAACCTCTTTACGGGTTCCTCACAAGGAACCACGCCAATATCATACAAAAACATATTTATAAAACGGGCGAATATTAAATGTCCTGTCGCATGTTCATTGCCGCCAACATAAATATCAACTTGTTTGTATTTATCTTTGGAACACAATTCATTTTCGTTATCAGGGTCACAATAACGGATTAAATAATAAGAGGAACAAACAAAAGTATCCATTGTATCTTCTTCACCTTCAATTGGAATTGGACAACCCCATTTTCTTTGACGACTTACGCACCAATCATGCAAGTTTTCCAACCACATGCGTTGTGCATTAATAGTAGAAGTAGGATAATCAATTTTATCTAAATTATCAATCAAACGTTGTTTATAATCAGTAATTTTAAAATACCACTGATTCATAACTTTCATTTCAATGACAGAACTACATCTATCACATTTACCATCTTTTACTTGTTCACGAGCCAATACAGTTTCACAAGAAGGACAGTAATTTACTTCACCATCTTTTTTATAAGCCAAACCATGCTCTTTCAATTTCAAAAACAACCATTGAGTCCATTTTTGATAAGAAGGGTCAGAGGTAATCAATACTTCTTTGAATTCTGTATTCATTTGTTTCATTTGAATACGGAACTTTTCTATGTTTTCATAAGTTACATCTTTTGGATCTCGTCCTACTTTTTTGGCATAGTTTTCAGCGGGCAAGCCGAACGCATCAAAGCCGAAAGGCTGATAAACAGAATTTCCGATGTGTCTTTTATATCGACACCAACTATCCATTATAGCATAATTATAAACATGTCCTATATGCAACCCATCTGAGGATGGGTATGGAAACATTACCGTAATATACAAATCTTCGTTGTTATACATGTTTAATATTTTTTATAATTTTCATTAATTTTTGTCTATTGCTTTCATTATATTCATAACCACAATCTAAAGTGATTAAGACTTTATTAAGGTCTGTTTCAGACAATTTATTAAAATCGTCTTCCGTAATTTCAAATGTTTTCAAATACATATTGTTGTTTCGTTATGCAAATATAAGAAAAATTCTTGTAAAAACAAAAAAATCAGCAATATTGCTGATTTTTTTGTTTGTTTAATTCTCTTTCGGTTTGTCGTTATGGTATTTTTTATAATTTCTATAAACACAAGAACGGCTGACTTTACCTGAGTTGATAATTTGTTCCTTTGAATATCCTTCGTCAAACTTTTGAAAACAATATTGCATTTTATCCTTGCTATTAAATATTTCATTATTATTTTTAATATCTCTGTAAATAGCATAATATTTATAAACACATTTCTTGGCTACTCCTAACTTGATTATATCAACAGGTGATAAGCCTTTTTCAAATTGTTGAAAACAATAATCTTTCTTTTCGTTTTTAGTTATTTGCTCCAGATTAATTTTATTCCATTTTCTTTCCAAGAAAGGTAATTTGAGAGAAATTGCTCTTTGTTTTATTTCCTTTAATAATTTTATTCTTGATACTCGTATATTAATTAACTTATTACTATAGTATATATTTGTTGTATTTTTCAATACTTGATTGAATAAATAAAGATTGTTATACCAATTTTTATGACTTACTATACCTAAATATTTATTACTTATTGTTCCGTCTCCGTCTATAAATCCTATTATTAATGAAAATAATAAATCCTCATTAGTAATACAAGATAAATCACATGGTTCATAAGTCTTATTATTATTTATTTTAAATTTTTCAGTTAATTTTTTAAATGTTGGCATGTCTGATATAGATATCAGTTTTTTATCAGTTTTTTCCATGCCTAAATAACTTCGTAATTTATTAGTATGCTCAATATCATTTATTGATAATGTTATAAAGTGGTTTTTGTTAAAATGCCCATCTGACATTAATAAGCCTAACCAATAGTAAGTTTCTGGTGTTTCTAAAAGTAATTTAGAATATTTATGATTATTTTTACTTTCGTAGTTAATTCTTTTTAAACCAAGTAAAAATGCCTTTTTTTGTATAGAAATCCAAGATCTTTTTAATTTATATAAAATATCTTGCTTTGCCGCAGTAGCATAATTTTCCTTTAGATAGAGGATTTCTTCTTCTGAATAATGTTTAATTTTTTCCATATAGTATATTTAATATATACTATATGGAAAAAGAGATTTTTTAATCTCGCATAGAATTAATAAGCATTTCGCGCTCCTTAATGCTTTTTTTCTTATCAAAGGTTTTTTTGCCTTTGGCAACAGCAATTTTTAATTTAAATTTACCATTTACCAAATACATCATCAAAGGAACGATTGTTATGCCATTTACCTTTAAATCTTTTTGTAAATCTCTAATTTGTTTTTTAGTTAAGAGTAATTTTCTATCACGAACTTCTTCATGATTCATCCATGATGATTCTTTATGTTTAGCAATATACATACCTTTAACAAAAACCTCACCATTATTCAAATATACATATGTATCTTTAATAGAAGCATTGCCTTCTCTTAAAGACTTTACTTCTGAACCTAATAATTTAACTCCGGCAACATACTCTTCTATAATAGAGTAGTCAAAATAGGCTTTTTTATTATCAAATTTCATTCCAAAAAGTTTAAGAATTTTTCTCAATCAATTCTTGTAATTTAATTTTTTGCAACATACCAATAGCTTTATCAACTACTTCACCATTTTTATAAACCAAAATAGTTGGTATAGAACTTACACCCAATTCAACAGCCTTATCTCTGTTTTTATCTACATCCATTTTTGTCAATTTTACTGGCGAATTTTGCACCATCAAATCTTTAGCCACGTCTTCATAGATGGGAGTAAGAGCTCGACACGGCCCACACCAAACTGCTTCAAGTTTTACTAATACCAAACCATCTTTGGTTATTTCATCAAAATTATTCGAATTTACTTCTAAAATCATACGTCTATTGTTTATTTTTAATTATATTTTTAATTATATTTTCTACATATAAAAAAGTTTAAAAATTCATCTTTATGAAAAAATTCATAGAATTATCATATGGCTTTTTTATATGTAAAACATTTGCTGGGTATGTATTCATTACATAATCATTAACAATACCTAATTGTAAAGATTTAGTAATTAAAACACTTATAGATGTCGAATTTCTAATAATCATATTATCTGACCATCCTATATTTATAGAATTCCAGATAGGAGGTTGAATTAAAGTTATAAAAGAAAATTTAAAATTAGATTTGGTTAAAATTAATTTTAATTTAGTAGATAATCTAACTGATGTTAAATTTATGAAATTCAACGAATCTAATTTAGGACTATAATTAAAATTAATTCTTTCAGGCATCAAAGCTTCACTTATTTCAAATAAATTATCTTTTTTATTAATAAACTTATATCCATATCCTAAACCTATTGAGCCTCTCCAATTTATTTTTCTTAAATAAGAAGATTCGTTTTCTGTAAAAATTAAAATTTTTTTATTTGTTTTTGTATATGAATAAGTAAAATTTGAATAAGCTTCTTTTTCCCTTAGAATATAATTAACTTTAGTAAATTTACCAATAGTTGAAAATTCTAAATTATTAGATTGGTTGGTAAATTTACTATCGGTCCTTAAACCGAGAGAATAATTATTAAAATTACCGGAGGTATAACTACCCTGCATAGCAATTGCATTACGCAAACTATCATTAGATGCAAAAGCAGCTTTTGAGATAAAACAAAGAAATAATAACTTTTTCATATTAAGACAAAGATACGAAAATTTGATGAAAATTCAAAAACAAAAAAGTTAAAAAAAGTTAAAGTCCTCGTTATGGAGGACTTTATATTAAAAAAATTCTTCTAATTCTAAGTTATCTTCTAGATCTTTGAATTTTTTCTCCACGGCTTTAATCAAAACTTCTCTTGCTTTTTTAATTTGACTTTTAACCGTTGATAAATTGCGGTCAAGTGCATCAGCAATATCTTTATATTGCATTTTATCAATTTCTCTCATACGAATTACCGTTTGTAATGGTTCTTTTAATTTAGGTATTTCATCCTTTATTATTTCTGCTTTCTTTTTATTTAAAATGTGTAAGAATTCATCATTATTAGTTTCTTCCTGAATAAAATCTTTCATAGTTGTGCCTTCTTCGTCTAATTGAGTATCCATTGACATGGTCTTTTTACCTTGTTTGATTTCTTGAAGAGCCAAATGTCTTGCTATTGTAAATAGCCAAGTTGAAAATTGTGCTTTGCCTTTTTCATATTGATCAATTTTTTCAAATGCTTTGATGAAAGCTTCGGTAGCTACATCTTCTGCAAGATATTCATCTTTTGTAATTCCATTAATGTTGTAAACTAATCTTGGATAAAATTTTTCGTAAAAATAAGCGAAGGATTCGCCAGTGCGTTGTTTAAATAATAATTCTTGTTGGGTAGTTGTGTTTTCTGCCATAATTGCCGTTAATTTTTATAAATTGCTATTAAATTTCGTTAAAAATTAATTTAACTTAATTATATATTATATAATATAGATATTAAAAAGTTTAAAAAGTTTAAATTATTTTTAACATTTTTTAACAAATTATAAAAATTTTGTATATTTATTTTTATCTTATAAAGATACTACATATTTATTTATTTAACAAATTTTAACAAATAATTTTTATATATTTTTTTATGAAATAAAGATTAAAAAAGAAGGACAGATTTTTAATATATAATCTATGAGAAAATGTAATTATAGAAATTGTGTTAATGAAGTTTCTGGTAGACCTAATAAAAGATTTTGTTGCATTAGATGTAAGAGAAATGAATTAAAATACAAGCAGAGGTTAAAAAAGAAAATTAATAAAGATGGGAGTGATATATAAAACAACAAATTTAATAAATGGCAAAATTTATATTGTAAAAAGAATTTTTAGTAAAGATAAATTTATGAGAACTAATTATTATGGAAGTGGTAAATTGTTCAAACAATCCATAAGTAAATATGTATTAGAAAATTTCGTAAGAGAAATAATTGAGGAAATAGATAATAATTTATTGTGCGAAAGAGAAATTTTTTGGATAAAACACACAATTCGAATAATTTGTAAATTGGTTACAACTTATCTATTGGTGGAAATAGCACCTATGGTAAGAAAGGAAATAAAAAATCAGAAATTACTAAACAAAAATTAAGTGTAGCAGTAAAAAACCATTTAAAAATAATGGACATCCATTTAAAGGGAAAAAACATAGTAAGGAAAGTATAGAAAAAATGAGTATTATAAAGAGAGGCAAAAAACTCACTAACGAACAAAAGGAAAATATAAGAAACGGACACAGAGGATTAAAATATAATAAAATGCCTAAACCACTAAAGGAAAAAATTGACCAAAGAAAACAAGTAATCCAGAAATCATTAGATGGTCAATTTATAAGAATATGGGAGTCAATAGCAGAAGCGGCAAATTATTATAAATTTGATAGGTCTTGTATTTCAAGAGCATGTAATAAATCATATAGCAAATATGGTAAAAGCTATGGCTTTATTTGGGAATTTTTAGAAAAGGTATAATTATACCTTTTCTAAAAATTTTTCCAATTCTTCTATATCAAATAATATTACACCCAATTTTTCTGCCTTAACTAATTTAGATGAACCAGAGTTTTTATCCTTGCAGATAAGATATGTTAAGTTTCTGGAAACACCAGAAGCTACTTTGCCGCCATTTTCTTCTATAATAGTTTCCAAATCTTGTCGTCTTACTCCCGTAAAACAAAAAGATTTACCTTCCAAAGAATCCGAGTATTTAACGATTTCTTTCTTATTTATGGTTAAAGGCAAATCTTTTATGAAGATTTTAAATTTATCAAATGCTTCCAGATATGAAATAGCAGATATATTTGAAAATCCTTGAATTTTTAAAATATCTTCTATATTTGGCTTATCTTCATAACCAAATTGTTCTAAAAGAGCTAGCTTTTTGGAGCCCAAACCCTTATACAAATTACTTGCATGTTGTAGTTTAGAAAGCTGCACATCTTTAATTTTAGATTGAATAGCATTATAAACTATTTCTGCTTTACGCTTACCGAAACCTTCTAATCTTTCCATATCAGAAGGTTTCAATTCTAAAATTTGTTTAACCGTTTTATAACCAGCATCCCAGAGTTGAGAAAATACTCCTTCACCGGCATTTTCAACTTCTAAAATCTCAAAGAAAGAAACTAATTGTTTAAATTTTTGTTCGTCGGTTTCAGTTAAAGTCATTAATTCAACCTCATTTTCATTCCAGCCGATATTTTGTATATCTGGCATTTGGAATTCAACTGGTTCAATAACTTCTTTTACAAGAGGAATAACCATGCCAGAACGAACTACACGAATTTTAGCACCTATACCAAGACCCATATCTTTTACAAAACGAGCATTATTACCTGTAACATTTGATACAGTTACTCCATCTAATCTAACAGGCTCAATATGCAAAGTAGGCTTTAAATAACCTTGTTTTGATATATTCCAAGTTATACCAGTAATAGTTGTGATTGCTGATTGCTCAAATTTAGGAGATTTAAACGCTCTTGCCCAACAAGGATTACCAGAACGCTCACGTCCAAGTTTTTCTTGTAATTTTAAATCATCTATTTCAATAATTATACCATCTATTTCATATTCAATAGACCACTCTTTAAATGTTTTAACTAAAAAATCTTCTGTTAAATCGCCAATAGTAGTGCCTATAAATGGAACTTGTATTTCCTGACAGTTATTTAAAGCATTTAAAATTTCGTGTTTTAAGAAAAATTTATCAGAAAATTCTGTTTTTAATATACCTCCATATTTTATAAACGCAGTATCTTTGAGTGGCTCTGTTGCTTGTTTGTTATTAATTAAACCAGCAACAAAATTTCTTGGGTTAGCAAAATTAATAGCATATTTTTGGTTGAAATTTGATTTAGACATCATGACTTCGCCGTAGGTGAAAGCAAAAAATGGAGAAAAAACTACATCCTTTTTAAGATGATTTGTTATTAATTTATAATGTTCATCAGATGCTTGACCCATTTTACCATCACCTCTTGTAGTTGCTTTATCTTTTATTTCATCAACACATAAAGAAAGTCCATCAAATTTAGGGGTTAATATTACCAATGTAGTTAAAGGTATTCCTTTCAATCTTGCCCAATCATATAATTCTTCTATTGATTTAACTTTATTCATAGAAGCCATAGGAATAGGAAGTTTTCTTTCTCTTTCTTTATCTGCTATTTGAATACCAACAGTATCAAGGAATGGATTATTTGGATCCAATTCTTCTAATTGTTCCACGAGTAAATCGTATTCAACATCAGAAATAAGAGATTCGCCAGAACGATAAGCCTGATTATAAATTTTAAGTTGTTCGACAAGATTGTCTATAATATTCATAAAAAATTTTTGACAAAAATAAGCAAAAAAATTGATTTTCAAAATTATTTTTAGAAAACTAAAAGATTTAATATATAATAAAAACATATATTTTAAGATGCCAAATACTTATAATTCGTATCATACTGTCGCCGAGCAAATAATAAATTACAATAATAATGTGGTTCAAATTCTTGAACAAATAAATTCATTAGCTACAACAACACAAGCTACTTTGAATTTAACGATAACTGATTCAGCAGGTAATTTACAATATGTGAGTGTGCCATCTTTTTCTAATCTACTAAATCAAATTAAAATATTGACCAATAATGTTAATACTTTATATGGATTAAATAATAATGGCTCAATTATACAAACTGGCCCAAATAGCTTTCAAAGAATTATAACAGTTGATTTAAATTTAGAACCAGCAGATATTTCGGGACTTAGTATTCCAACAAATTTTGTTTCCGAAAGAAATTACATAGTTGATAATTTAATGGATCCTGAATTGTTTATAAATATTGACTTAACTGGCAAAATTGATAATGATACTAGAGAAATTTTATACATAAAATATTTAATTGGATTTGAAACTGATATAAATGGAAATTTGACATCAGCAGGTAATTCTGCTTTAAGTTCATTTAACTCAACTTATAATGGACAAACTAATATTGTGTTGAACGATTTTTTAATTTGGCAATCAACAACTCCTGGTATTTTACTACCTGGGAATCCTGAGTATAAACAAGAAACAATTCAATTAAATCCAAATCAATTACAATATTCTGGATTATTCACAGTTTTAAAAGCAGCAATTGATAATAATAATATTTTATGGTATTATTTTAACACTTTGGACTATACAGATTTATTATCGGGACTTACTAAAACTTTAGCTTTAGGAGATTCGTTAATTATTAACACTGTTAATTCAAACACTATTTATCAGGTAGTAAATATTTCAACATCCGCTTCTGACTTCCGCGTTCAACTGACAGCAGTTACAGGAAATCAACCAGTTCCGATTAATATAATTAATGGTTTAAAATTCTATTCAGTTATTTTAACGGATAGAAGTGTAAATATACCAATAGGATATAATGAGTATGCTGTTATATTTTTAAAATCTTTAAATACTACGAATAATATTATAAGTAAAAACTGGAGTTCTGGTATAGCATTTTGGAGTAATAATTTAAATTTGATTTCTTCCGATAATTATAATGGTCTTTCTATGCTTCAATATTATAATTCTGTGGTGACAGATTATGGTTCAGCCTTGGAAGATTTAGTAAATAAGAATGTTCCATTAAGAGAAGGTATAACTCCTACTGCACCTATATTAAATGTCAATAATTTTCAGGTGGTACAAACTAATTTGCATTTAACAAATAGTCAGAATATTAATGTTTTAAAATCACAAGCATCACAAGTTGCACAACTAGACTCTCAACTTACTCAAATTTCAGCCGCTATTGAATCAAAAAATAAACAAATACAAGTCACTCGTTTTACAACACCAGCCGATAGACAAAAAGCTAATAATGATTTAATTAATTTACAATCTAAATATAATATGGTTGCTGCTCAAAAAACAAGTATTAATAATCAAATATTAGCTAGTTCAAATACAGCACCTAATGTTACACCAGAATATGCAGTTAGGGGATTTTGGACTATACCAGCGCCTGTTGTTCCTACTTTTTCCAATGCTTCACAGGCAGTTGGAAAGCCACAACAAATAGTTAAATTCGATGTTGAATATAAATTATTATCTGCTGATGGATCAGAAACTGCTCCTTTAACTTTTAAGTTATATGATACTTCAGTAAATACAAATTCAAGTTCGACCGCTATATTTTCTAATTGGCAAAATTTACCTACTATAGCCGCTGAAAGAACATTTGATGATTCTACAAATACTTTTAGTTGGGTTATCCCTGATCAAAACAATGCCGGCAATATAGATATAAATCAACTTAGTATTCCTATTTTACCTAATGAAACTGTGCAAATAAGAATACGTTCAATTTCTGAAGTTGGATTTCCAGATTCTCCTCTTTATTCAGATTGGTCTAATATTATTAGTATAAGTTTTCCTAATAGTTTATTAAATTCTTATGAAAACGCTCAGAATATTATTACAAATTCTATGATAGATAATGCAAAAAATGATGTTTTGCAAACTTTAAATAATCAAGGTCTAAATCAATTATTATCACAAAAAACAACTGTAAATAATAATACTTATTTTTTAAATACAGATGTTATTTTATCAGGATTTAAAGATTCTAGTGGCAATGCTATCGATCTTTATCAATATTTAACTAATTTAGCAAATACTATATCTGATTTACAAGCACAAATATCAAAAGCACAAGGAACTCTTAAGATTACTCTTTATAGAAACAACACCGCTTATGATATACCAATAAACAGCACAAATAAACAATTATCAACATTTATAATCAACTGTGAAGATTATTGCACTGAATATACAGCACCAGGAGTTCCATCTGGAAGAGTTTATGCTAATAATATTTACATTATAAAAGATTTTTTTATAAATATATCCAATATAACACCCAATACCTCACTTGGTTTATTATCAAATTTAACATATCTAAATAATAGCTCTACTATTTATAATCCAACAGTTCCGCAAGTATTTTGGGTAGATGATACTGATAATTTGATTACTAATGATACATCTGGTATTTCTCAAACACAATTAGATAATCAATTTTTTTGGAACATTAATTTTGGATCCGTAAATTCGACAAGTGTGACGGCGTATAGCCAAGATATTGGGAATTCTTTTATAGCAAATAATTCAAATTCTATAACAAATGTTTTATCTTCAACACAATATAATTTAGGTTTTGCACAAAATTCTATACTACAATTTGTTAATAACAATAAATCATTGTTGGATACTACAAAATGGATAGATACATCTTCATCTGTTTCCTCGCAAAATAAATTGTTAACAACTATTCACCCAGTTGTGGCTGAGTTGACTGATTTAGTTGATACTTCATATCAAAGTTCCGGTAAGTATGTTCATAATTTAACAACTGTAAATACTGTAACTGTTCCAATTAATATTTACTTTAAAATGAATGCTTTAGACAACACTAAAACAGGAGCAAATTATCAATATATAAATCTAAATGGTGTTACTCAAAATCAAACACATACAAAATATCTTAAATTTTATCTTCAAATAGACTCTGCGAGTCAGCCTATACAATTTACGCTTACTTTTAGATTCAATAGAATTAATACAACAGGTATTAAAAATAATATTCCAGTAGCTGGTAGTCCATTATTAAATGTGGTAAATCCCGGTATAGTAAGTGGATTATAAAATAATAATTAAAAATGAAATCATTTTCACTACTAAAAACAAATGTTGGCTTAAGCTCAAATGTACAAATAACAATTGATTCAAATGGCAATCTTTATTTAGATAGCATTGATAGTAATAGTATTTTGTCAAATAATAACTTTAAGAATTTTGGTTTTAGTTCAGATTCGAATTATGATACTCTTATCGAAAATTTTTACAATGGACTTTCAGCAGAAAATGTTTTCTTTATTTCTAATAAAGATGATGCAACTATAATGTATGATTCTTTTGATAATCAAATTGATGATTTATACATTTCTGGCTCAAATAATATTACAGATAATAAATTTTATAATGAGGATTTTGAATATTTTGCTCCTATATATTTTTCAAAAACAGGATTACCAAAATATTTTGTTATTTTTAGGCTTGATGGACCAGGGGTAATACCACTAACAAAAGATAATTTTAAAACTCAATTTTTATCAAATTTAAAGGTTGTAACATTATTCGATTTAACAACAAACTCTCAATTAGGTAAATGGCTAACAAATAATATTACAAATAATAATTCATTTCCGAATAGTGGTTTTGAAATGGACTTTAGAGGACTTGAATTTTCATATTGGAATGGTATAGACTACAGCAAAGGACTCTGGACTAAGGTTCCATATTATTTTGATGATGTCTTGGAATATGAGAATACCTTTAATGATTTAGAAAAGTTTATTTTTGATGGTTTCAAAAATAATAATATAATTTATCCAAATATATTTAATCTTAATTTTTTATTTAATGACACACCGGCAACAGCAACTTCTCTCAGAACATGGAGCATAAATAGATACGCAGGATTTTATTTAGACGATATGATTTACAGCATTAGCGTGACAACTTTCTTAACTTCAATTGTAGTTTCCGATGCTGAAATACTACCAGGTAATATACTAACCTCTACTTTTAACAAACCATTTAGTGACGCCACATTAAAACAAGATCAAATTTTTATTGAAATAAAAGGAATAATATATGAAGTTATAAATGTTCCTATTAATATTGCAGGATTTGAAACTAATCAATGGGTAATATTGAGTGATATAGATTTAAGTGGACAGCAATCACTTATTAATAAAAATATTGTAAATATAGATTCAAATAATAAAATTACCTATGCTAATGGAAACTCATTTGTCATAGATGATTTTTGTAGTGCAGATATATGGCTAATAAAAATTGGTGATAAATATCATACATTACAATTTAGTAATGGTGATTATTATATTTACACAGATTATGCATTTACTGTAAATTCTTCAACATTAAATTATTATATAAATTATCCAGATCCTAGCTATAACACTACAATAGACTTAACAACAGGTAATAGCTGGACATCTAGTAATATAATACCAAATACTAGCGGCAAAATAAATCCAATATCTTTTCCAATTTATAAATTACAATTTACAGAAATTAAACAATTTGATGAAACAATAGTTGAAACTAAGTTTACATATCATCAATATGAGATAGAAAATATAGTAACACAAACAGATGAGCCTAAAATGTATTTAACTGATTTAGCAAGTAATTATTATCCTAAACCAAAAGCTGAATTCACTATAAACAATGCTGTTACTAGCATACCAGCTTCGTCACATTATACGGCAAATAGTGAACTTTTTAGAATTATACCGAATCAAAATAATTCATATGATTTAAATGGGTTATGGAATAAAAATAGCATTTATGTTAAATGGGGATTTAAAAACTCTCTATCAACAAATGAATATCCTTATTATCTAAATAATTCATTTATTTCCGAAATAAATAATAAAACCGCGGATAATTTTGCAATTTATCCACAAAAAATAGGAAGAAATTTAGAATATTTCTATTCAATAAATTCTTCAACTGCTAGTTGGTTTTACCATAGTTTACATATAGAGGAAATACAAAATAATTCAATAATACAAGATTATAACTTTGATATATTATCATATTTAAATTTAAACCAAGACTATTTTAGCTTGTTCTTTGATAGAAAAATTTATAGAAATAATTCAACTATACTCGAAAATATAAGTAAATTTTCTTATTTTAATACAGGAGACGCAGATATACCAAATATTACTTTATTTAATGGATTAAAAATAAAGGCGTATGATGTTAGCAGTATAAAAGAATCAAATGGATTAATAAATTCTATTAATGTAACAAATAATAATACTTATGATGATTATAAATTTTCAATTTTGATGTCAAAAAATAATTGGACAATATTTGAAGATATTTCTAACCAAAACATATTAACTTGGACATATTCAACAAATACGTTACAATGGATTATTATTGATAATTGGAAAATAGAAAAGGAATATGATTTAGGTGATATAGTTAATTATAATGAAATTTTATTTATTTCTTTAACTAATTCCTTCATCGAAGATCCAAATTATAATCCATCTAATAGCTCTGATTGGACATACTCAACAACTAATACATTATTCTTTTCGCCGTTGAATACTTATTCAAATTATTTAGGTAGTGGAACACTTAGTAATTTAGTTTATAACTCAGGAGAATATTATACAAATAATGGATTATTTATAGGCAACAATAATACATTCTACATACCTAACACAACATATGCGACTGGAAGTATAGTAATTTACACAAATCAAGTTTGGCAATCAACAACATACCCAAATAATTATTTACCAACACAAAATCATACATGGCAAGATAATTTAGGAAATAATTATAACTATTGGAATAAAATTGATTTTGTAGATTCATATGGTTCACCGACAACGCAATGGAATCTAATTAATTTATGGGATCCATATGATATTTATTATATAAATAATTTAGTTGTTTATAATAACGTATTATATTACGCAAATGCAGTTCCAGCAATAGGAGTCACACCAGATTCAACTATAAATTGGACTCAAATATATTCATTTGTAGCAAATACAAATACTATTTATAATTCAACAATAGATAATAATAATTTGATTTTTTATAATAATAGATATTATTTATGCACATCCAATCTCGGAAATTCAACCATGGATAATGGTATTTGTATTTTTGTAAATAATGTATTTAAAAATATACTTATAAATATTTATATTAATGACAACACATTGTCAAATTTGTCAAATACAGAAAGAGACAATCTATATAATGATTTATATGTAAATTTAACTGCTAATAATTTTATAAATGCTGTAAATGATGTAGAAAATAACTATGGTTTTGTTAATAAAATTAAATATATTATAATTAATCAATCTGGTAGTTATATTTATGATTTTTCACAAATAACTTCTTTTGTTAATTTAGAAACTATACTAAGTATTGATTTTCCCGATTCGCTAAATAGTCGTTTAGAATCATTAATCAAAACTTCGGTTACATTAACTCAAAATCAATTAAAACCTACATTAACACTCAATGCTACGGAACTTCCAAGTTTTAGTAAAAGAAATTATTATAACAATTTAGATTTAGCCAATACAATAGAAAAAAATACAGTGGATCCACAAGTTATTCCAAATTATTCTGGCATAACAAACCAAATTTATAACAATTTATTCAGACATAGTGGTTATTATGATCCTATATTTTTAACAATCGATTTATTCAAAAAAGGTCTTTCTTATTCGAATACCATTTTTGACACCGAACTTACAAATTTTGGTATAGCAAAAGAAGTTATACAATCAAAGGTAAATAGAAATGGCAGTCAATTAAAATTAAAAAATTCTGCCAACTTAAAATCAATTTATCCTATGTTAGACGAATTTGGTTACACAACTCAAGATATGTTTATTTTCAAATCCAATTGGGATATTGAATATTATAAAGAATGTATACCAGTAGTTGTGAATTCAGCACCATTAATAGTGGACACTCCTGTAATATACACACCAGTAGAAATTCCACCAAAAAATGTTTCTTAAAAATGAAAATTACACATATATCTCCTGAATTTAACTATAATAATGTTTTTGGAACTCTTTCTATGAAAGAAAAAAAATCTTTTTTTGGTTCTAAGTTAATCAAATATGAAGAAGCATTATCTATACTGAACCAAAGTATAGTTTATTATCAACAACTTAATGGTGAGCAAACTAATATTAATTCCGAAATTTTATTACCTCCGGTATTATACAATGCATCTAATGATAAATCTAATAATAGCTCTCTTATACAAAATAAATCTAATACAAATGGTTCTTGGATTCTTACTATAAATTACGGTAATATTTTACAAAACTTTTTATTTGCAACTTTAAAAAATTATAGGACATTTGAAGGTATTACAAATAATATAACCTTAAATAATGATGTTAATGTTGCTTTAACATCTTATATTGCTGATAATTTAATTAATATTTATCAGTTATCAAAGGTTGATTTATTTATATCTTACAATAATATAGCAAATAGTAATCCACCTTTATTGGTAAATAATAATATTTTTGATGAAAGTATTGCAATAGAAGCAAATTTAGTAACGACTTATACTTCTAATTTAGATACAAATAAAATGATAGATACAATTTCTTTCACACAAACTCAAAATAACACAAAATTTAATTTTAATTATTATTTTAATTTATATTTTAGTAAAATATAAACTTCTAATTACACCAAACTATACATAATATGTCAGAAGAAAAGATTTACAGAAATCTCGTGCGATTATTAAAAATGTTTCAAAATCGTCCAAATCATTTGGCCAAATACTTATTAGATAATATTGCGTTTAACGATTTATTTTTAAAATTATTGGTTGAATCTGAAAAACTATCAGATTTAGAAGATAATCCAATTCCTTATTTTAAGGATTTAGATGAAATGAACGATTATTATAATGTATTTGACGAATCATATAAATCCAAAAAGAAAAATCCTAAAAAAATTCTAGAAGATTTAACTAAAAAACTTGAAGAATGTCTCCGTTTAGAAAAATATGAAGATGCTATACGAATTAGAGATTATATGATTAAAATGGGATATAAAAAAGAAAACGAATAATAAAAAAAATTATTCAAAAAAATTTTTTTTAATTCAAAACTTTTAAGTAATTTTAACTAATAATAACAAGCAAGCAATTTTGCAATCATTTAAAATTTAAAAAGAATGGGTAAAAAAACCATTATCTACAAAGAAAAAAGAAAAAAGTATTTTTCTTCAAACCAAGATTTTAACTTCGATTTTGACACTGAAGTTAAAACAGACAAACAACTAGCTATTCAAAAAGCTCTTTTAGATTCACTCTACGATTCATTAGTAGTCAATGTTCCAATTCAAGGAGAAGTTTATACTTTAACATATGTTGGGCAAAACAAAGACTCACTTATGTTTGAAGGTGGTTTCAAAGATTATGTTCGTGTTGAAAATAAAACAGGCGAACTTAAGTATTTCAAAACACTTAATCTCGGTGATGAGATTGACCTACTAATTTCAAAGGTCAATAATTCTAATTACTTCATTGAAGGAACCGTTGCAGGACTTTATGAGTCAAAAGCACACGATACTATTAAAGCTCTAAAAGAAGAAGAAAGTATTGTAGCCTTCATTAAAGAATTAACACCAGCTGGTTACAATGTCGAGTTACAATACGAAACAATCATTTTACCAGGATTTATGCCAAATACATTGGCAGGTATTAACAAACTCTCTGAACCAGAATCAATTGTTGGAAAATCTCTTCCAGTTATGATTGAATCTTATTCAAGAGAAGAAGGAACTTACATCGTAAGTAGAAGAAAATTCCTACAAAGTTTAATTCCAGAAGCAATTAAAGAATTAAAATTAGGACATGTTTATACAGGACATGTTACAGGCACTACTGATTTTGGTGTATTCGTTGAATTTAACGAGTGTTTAACCGGCATGATTCATAAAACAAATATTGACCCAGAATGGCAAGATAAAATCAAGCAAATTCAGCCTGGTTATGAAATTCAGTTTTATGTTAAAGAAATCATAAAAGATTCTAAAATAATCTTAACACAGATTTTAAAGGAAACTTTATGGGACACTTTAAAAATTGGACAAATTTTAAATGCCAAAGTTAAAGAAAACAAAGGATTTGGAACTCTTGTTTGGTTAGATGAAGAAACTATCGGTCTTATTCACTCTTCCGAATTAGAGAAAGTTGGGAAAACTTTTAACGAAGGTCAAACAGCAAAAGTTAAAGTTATAGCAATTGAAAGATCAAATCGTAAGATTTATTTATCAGTAGCATAATTAAAGTTTAAATAAAAAAAAGCCGCACATATGTGCGGCTTTTTTTTATTTAAACTTTTTTTTATTTACTATTATAATTTTTATGAATAGCGTAGATAAACAATACTTCGACTTTATTCGCCAAATAAAAGAATTTGGTGTAGAGAAAAAAGATAGAACTGGAACCGGAACTAAATCGATTTTCAGTTATGACATGAGATTTAATATGCAAGAGGGGTTTCCTCTTCTTACTTCTAAAAAAATGGCTTGGAAATCAATGGTTATTGAGCTTATTTGGTTCCTTAGAGGTGATACAAATATAAAATATTTAGTAGATAATGGTTGTTATATTTGGGTAGGCGATGCTTATAAAAACTATACAAAATTTAACAACGATTTAAGCAGAGAAGAATTTATTGAAAAAATAAAAATAGATGATGAATTTGTCGCTAAATGGGGAGAATTAGGACCTGTCTATGGTGCACAATGGAGAAAATGGAAGTCTGGACGTGGTGAAGGTAATATGGGAAATACTGATTATGATATTTACGTTGATCAAATCACAAACTTAATAAATGATTTAAAAACAAATCCAGATTCAAGAAGGTTAATGGTGAATGCCTGGAACGTTGGTGAGATTGACAAAATGGTTTTGCCGCCATGTCACTATGGATTTCAATGTTATACAAGAGAAATGTCAATCGAAGAAAGAAATAAATGGTATTTTAACACAGCGTATCAAAATCCAAAATATAAAGTTGATTGGAAGGATTATGAGTTAGATCAACAAAATGTTCCAAAAAGAGCTTTAAGCCTAAAATGGACACAACGCAGCTGCGATGTTTTCTTAGGAATTCCATTTAATATAGCCTCATATGGCTTGCTTCTACATCTATTAGCAAAAGAAGTCAATATGATTCCAGAAGAATTAATATTTTCTGGTGGTGATTGTCATATCTATCTAAATCATTTGGAACAATGTAATAAACAATTACATCAAAAAACGTATAAATTACCAACAATAGAAATCGCAAATAAATCTATTTTTAATATAGATTATACCGATATAAAATTAATAAATTATGAATCTTCGCCAGCAATTAAGGGTGAATTATCAAATTGATATATAAAAATAAAATAAATTATGGAACAAACAAAACCAGAAATCGATATTACTCCAGATATGCAAAAACAAATGGAAGAAATTAAAGAAATCTTAAACACACCAGTTATTAATACAACTATGGCACTTAACATTATTATAAATGCCGTTCAAGTTTGTTATGACAACTCTGATATATTTAATGATTTAGATAGAGCCTTAATAGCAAAAGCACTTGAATCCTTTAAAGAGCAAGTTAAAAAAAATGAAGATTTTACAATCAAAATTCAACAACCATAAGTAAAAAAGTTACTCATTTGAGTAACTTTTTTACTAGTATATAATACTTGAAGTAGCCTTATCTTTAATAGATTTTGTAATTGAATTAATTTGCTTTTCAACTGAATCTGCATAAGTATTATAATTATGAATTACATATTCACATAAACGGTTTTTCTGAAAAACATCCATTTCTGTATCAATCATTTTATAAACATCAGTTAATTTCATTTTAAAATGCCTTTGTATTTCGTTTATTCTTACACCATTAGGTTTAAAAACTGAAATGTTAAAATTCATACTCTCATTCCAACCAGCCTCAAAAATTATAGAAGATTTGAAAATTGTAAATTTAGATTTTTGATTTTTTTGTCTCCATTTTTCATATGCTTTTAATAAATCTAATTCAATCACCGCAAGCAGTTTTTTAAAACCATCAGTATCTCCAAATTTATTTAAATCAATTTGATTATCTGTAAACACGGATTTTCCGAATTCATTTTTAATTTTTGTAATAGTTTCTGAATTATTATATAAGAAAAATCTTACAATTAAATCTGCCTCAAAAACAGGTATATTAAATCTTTTAAATACCTCTGCAACATCTTCTAATCCCGAAAAATAATTACCAGTAAGTCCTACTTTAAACATAGTTTTTTGTCAAAATTAAATTAAAAAATTTAATTCTCAAAATAATTTTCGTATCTTTGTGAAACAAATATATATAATATAAAAAATTAATTATATTATGAAATTTCATCAATTATTAGAAAAATATAACATTAAAGCAAATATAAACATGCTTTTAGAAATGTGGAATGAACCACATAGAGGCTATCATAATTTAGATCATTTAGTAGATTTAAACAACATGATTACAAATGATTTTGTATCAGGCAAATTAAATGAAAAAACAACAGAAAAATTATTATTAACCGCTTTATTTCATGATATAATTTATAATCCGCAAAATACAGATAACGAATTACAATCAGCTAAATTTTTTGAATCTCTCTGTAATGATAAAAATAACATTCATATCAAAGATATAAAACAAGCTATTATTGATACACAATTTCATATAGGGGAAAATTATCTTTCACAATTATTTAACAAATATGATATGAATATAGTAGAAAAAAATTATGAATCTCTTTTAGAATGGGAAAAAGGCATTCATAAAGAATATTCTTTTACAGGCGAAGCATATAAAGAAGGTAGATTAAATTTTTTAGAATCACTTGTAGAAAAATATCCTCTTAATTCTGGTAATTTAACTAAATTAGTAGAATATGTAAAATCCACCTATTAGAAAATAAACCTTTTTATATATACATTAAAGGGATATATATAGAATGGGAAAATTTTCTTCTGGATTACTTAATTATGTTGAATCAGTTAATATAAATGGTGTTAATAAAACAGCATTTTATTCTGAATTTGCAACTAATTTAGAAGTTGGTGATAAAGTTTTTATAATTAATGGTAATTATGATTCTGATAATTTCATATCTTCTAATAATTTTTCATCTGGAACTGATGGATATACCGTAATATCTATTGATAGATGCCGCATAATTTTAGATATAGATTACACAGGAACTCTGCCATTTAACCAAGATTCTCCCGATAATTATATAAAAATTTATCATATAAAAAACCAACATGATTTTGATTATATTAATAATATTACAATTAATACATATAATGGATTTCAAAATAAATTTGAGTATGGTTTATCAAATAATATAGTTTATACAGATTCGTATTTTTTTGGTTCTACAAATATATTTGGAACTTATAGTGATATAAGTTATGGGTTTTATCAAAGAACTACAAATTTATCTGCAATATCAATATGGAATATAATTGGGGGCTCCCCATATGCACTTCTTGGAACTTCTTCATTTTATATAAAAACTTCTGGAATTCCAACTTATTCTCTATATAATAATGGTAAATTGTTAATATTAGGTGAAGACATTATAGTAGGAGATACAATATTAAAACAAAATGGTATTTATTCATTTAATCAGCAATTAAATTCATGGGAGTTTGATATAACTTCATACAAACCATACATATCTAAATTAAATTTCAGAGGTGGGCAATTTAACGGAAATTGGAATGATGGTATTTTTGGCACATATATTAATTCTAATAATTGGTATGGAAATTCAATTTGGAATTCAGGAATTTTTATAAATTCTAATTGGATTTCAGGAATAATGAATTCTAAATCAGATACTATAACTCCTGTTTTTAGTAATTCAAATACATCATTATTGTCACCATTTTTTAACAGTAGTGAAATTTTAATAACATCACCAATAACTATTAATTCTACAACAGCATCAAGAAATATAAATTATAATTATCCTGCTTATTCAAGAATAAATCAAAAAACTGAAAATTATTATGCTAAAATAGATGATAATGGAAAGCCAGTTCAATCAACAGATTTTACAAATAACAAGGGAAATGGGTTTAACTATATAATAGATTCTGATATTTATGAAATAAATATAAATAATGGCAATTTTATAAATTGCAATTTAGGTTTAACAAATTATGGTGTAAATACAATTGATGTTTATTATGGTTTGAGTTTCTCTTATTCTATAACTTCTATTAATGGTTATTTTCAAAGATGTGATATAAATACAACCCTATTAAGTAATTCAAAAATATTTGATTCGAATATAATAAACTCACAACTTATAAATAACAGATTGTCTTCTAATCAAATTTATAATAGTGTTTCAACAGGCACATATAATTCTGATAATGGAATAAATATTTTAAAAGCAGATTTATGGTCATATAATATAAGTGGTTCAAATAGAGGTGTTTTAAAACTTTTTATATCTGATACAGATTTATTGAGATTGGAAGATTTTGAAACGTTTTACATTAAATCAATGAATAAACAATTTTATTTATCTTCATTTAATGACGAAAATAAAGTTTGGTTAAATCTTGAAAATAAATATATTCTAGATTATTTTAATAATTTTGATTTAAGTTCAGATACTATAATTGTATCAACAAAAAATGCTAATGAAAATATTTATAGCAGTTATATTAATTCATCATTTACAACTCAATGGGTCGCATATTCAACACCAATGGCTTCTATTGATATTGATTTGGGTAGTGCAATTTATTGGTATAATAATGGAACTTATCCTATCTATGCCACCGCTTCTGTTCTAACAATTGATAATGTAAATAGTCTATTTACAAATACAACATTATGCATTTCTGATTTTAAAAGTGGAATAATAACAGACACAACTTGGGAAAGTGGTAGTTATATTAACGATAATTCTTCGAAAATTTTAATTAATGGTAGCAATTTGGGGTTATCGCTTATATATGGTGTTACTAATTCAATGAATATAAAAATTAGTAATAATGTATATAATCAATATGATACTTTTAATATAGGCGACTATATTTGGATAAATGGCATTGATTATACAGACCCTTTTAATAATGTAACTTCTTTTTTTGGAACATTTAAAGTTGATAGCATCACTACAATTTCAACTTGGAGACAATTATACGTCACAGAAGTAACTAACAACATATTAGGCTTAACATATGGAGGAACATTTTCAATTAGTAACTTTCAACCTAATTATATAAGTGTAAATAGATTGATAATAAAAAATTCAATAATCGAATCTGGTTTATTTAAAACTCCTTTAATTATAAATTCAACAATTTATAATAGCAATTTTGACACTACAGATCAAAATCTTAATTTATTAAATATAAACCAACTAAGATTCATTAACACTTTGTTAAAAGATGATAATAATCAATATAACAGTGGTTATATTTACAAATCACATGTATTAAATACTAATTGGAATAATGCTATATCATATAATAGTCTATTTTCTTCACAAACTTTTTCAAATGGAGTTTTTAATAATAGCTACTGGTTAAATGGGTTATTTAATAATGGATATTTCATAAATTCGAATAGTTTAACTGCTTCCTTATTATCTTTTGATAATATAGCAGTTGGATATTTCCGTTCTTGGAATTATGGGCAATTTAATTCTGGGCAATTTTATAACTCAATTTGGATAGATGGAACATTCAATAATGGTAGATTATATTATTCTAATTGGCTTGGAGGCATTTGGAATAATGGTATTTTAGGATTAAAAAACTCACCAAAATCAACAACCACAATGGGAAATTTACTAAATCTTTCATTTGGAGCAACTCAAACATATTTCTATAACGGTATAGTTGAAAATGCAATTATTGGTGGAAATTCAAATGTTTATTGGTTTCAAGGGCAATTTAACGATGGACAATTTACAAGTTTTGGAAATACATCAGAATCAATTTGGTATAAAGGCTCTTTTAATGGTGGAATTTTTGATGGATTTGCTAAATGGAAAGATGGTGTATTTAACAATGGAAAATTTTTATCAATATATGGTTATACTTCTAGTAATATTTCACATTATTCCACAACTGCTCTCTATCCAGGTTATGGATTTTCAATTGGTGATACTTTTAGTATATATGGAGGAAATGATGACGCTTACGGAATTATTAATTCGATAAGTACTGGTTCTGGTTTAACTTTATTAATAGATTCTGTTGGTAATATTTCTGGTAATGGTTTAGTATTATTAGTTGGCAGCGTAAGTTCTGATGCAACATATAGTATAGCTTCTTATTCAATTTGGCATGGAGGTAATGGTTATACTGCATCTGAAATTATTTATGTTCCTAATTTTAGTGGCACATCTTATGCTACAGGCATAATAAATGTCACACCAGGAGGAAGTGTTTCTTCAATTAATTTTACAAATTTTGGTTCTGGTTTCTCAGCTTCTGCAACATATTCAACATTAATATATAGTGGCTATGAGGGTCCTATAACAAATATTATAATATCAGATCCTGGTTCAAACTATATAGTGGGTGATTCTTTTACTATAAGTGGTGGCACAGCTTCTGGAATCGTAACATCTGTTGGATATTTAGGAAATGTTACAGGAGTTACGTTATCTAATTTTGGAAGTGGATATACATATTCTAATATAGCTAATACAATATTATATCCTACATCAGTAAATCATATTTCATCTTATACAATACTATATAAAGGCACCAGTTATACAATAGGCAATTATCCAACTATACCAAATTCATCAAGTTTTGGCACAGGATTTACTATAAGTATAATATCAACAGATACATATATATTACAACAAAATTGCTCTTGGGAAAATGGTATATTTAATGGTGGACAATTTGGTAACCAAATATTTATCACTAATTCAACATGGTATAACGGAACTTTTAATGGTGGTATTTTTAATGGTAAAATTTGGTATTCGGGAATATTTACTAATGGTATATTTAATGGTAGTGCTACATTTTCAGTTTATAAAAATGAATCTAATTTTGTAAATTCATTTACAAATAATAATTATTATGGTATTTGGTTAGATGGCTTTGTAGTAACTGAAACACATTTAGGAGATCCAAGTCAAAGAGTTTATCCTGTTGTGCCTAGATATAATGATACTAAAATTATTAGTAAAAATGTAACTTTTCAAAACATGCTATGGCTTGGAGGAACTTTCTCAAATTCATCAGGTATTATAAATAATAGTGCTTGGTTAAATGGAACATTTGAAGATGGACAATTTAATAATAGTGCATTTAATCCATTTATAGACCAAAGTTTATCAGGTTCTACTAATTCAAATAATTTTAATTTTAACTTCAACAATTCTTGTATTTGGTTAAATGGTAAATTAAATAATAGCACATTTTATATTTCTCAATGGCAAAATGGTATATTTAATGGAGGATACATGTTAGGTGGTATTTGGTTAAATGGAACTTGGTTATATGGAACTGCTGAAAATATTTACTGGCAGTCTGGTTTATGGAGAAATGGTAATTGGTTTGGAACAAATTATGATGTAAATTCTATTGACACAGACAGTATGATTATAACTAATCCAGAAGCTAAATATGTAATTTACAACATTGCTAATTGGACAAATGAAACATCTATACATATACTAAATATATTCACGGGAAGCTCTGTTGAAATGATTGTAAATCCTAACATGAGTCCTTCTGGATTTGGTTGGACTCATTCTGGATTACTTTGGAATTGGAAATCAAATTATAATAAACATTACTGGCACGAAACCTCTATTGGTGGTAGTTATACTTATAATTGGATAGGCGAAACAATATCCCAACCTAATTATCAATTAACATATACATATTCTAGCACATCAACCCTTTATGCTCTCAATAGCATAGGAACAAAAGATATTTTTACAGATTATTCATCTAGTTATACTATAATCATAACTGGATATATAGATTATCCTTATGCGCCTGGTATATCAACAACTCATCCTATTTCACCTATTATTCCGCATATTTCGCCGGTTGGAGTTGTTGTAAATGTTGGTTATACGTCATCAACTACTTTATGTGGAATAGGCTCATTTACAATAACACTAAATTATACTGCAGAAGATATTGCATATTGGGCTAGTGGAACAAATAAATCTTTTAGTATTTACAGAACCGCACCACTAAATCCTTATATTGAAGAAGTTGTTATTTTATCAGCTCAAGTTATAGAATCAAAAATAAATTATAACAAAAATTTAAACAATACACAATATAATATATGGGGTTCCAGTAGTTCAATTACACTGTCAGCAACAATTTCTTTACCATCAAATATAATTCCAGAAACACCCTGGAATATACCAGTTATGTTCGGAAATGGACAATTTTATAGTGGAATATGGGAAAATGGTGTTTGGAATAATGGTTGGAGAAATGATTCAACTTTAACACTTTGTGATTTATATTTAGGTGGTTCTTATATTAGAGTAGATTCTGTAACACATAGAATACAATTACAATTTTTAAATGACAGTGCTTTACCAATTTTTAATATAGGTGATTATGTAAGTGTTGGAAATGTTGTTGGTTTAGATATTAATAATCAAAGAATAATTCTAAGAGATAAATTTAAGGTAGTTTATGTTGATACAACTAATCCATATGATAATATAGTATTAGAATATATTTTAACTACTCCAATTAATTACATTACGAAAGATTCGCCAAATCATTTAATTTATTTAAGTAAAAATGTTTGGTTGTCGGGAGCATTTTTATCTGGTTATTTTAGTGGTATATGGAATTATGGGTTATTTAAAGGTTTCCCATATATTACAGAAATGAAAGATTCTCATTTAATAGATGGAATTTTTGACGGAGGACATTTTATTAGCAGTATTGCAACAGCCTCTAATTTAAAATATGCAACATCAGTAACATATGATACCGGTTTAGTCCAAAATTTCATATTTAAAGATGAGAATATCGGAACTGGAACTTCTTCATTATATCTTTCTTGGATTGATGTAAATTATCAAACTACATCACAGGTTAATATAAATACAAAAACTACGATTTATGAAACATCACCAATTGGAACATATAGTTATTACCAGAATCGAAAAAATTTATATGGCTCTCCAACTTTCGATATATTAAGCAGTAATTCTTATTTTAAAGATTCTATCACAACTAATACAAATAATTATTCACTAGGATATTCTTCAACAATATATGGAAATTTGATTCCAAATAGTGGAAATTTTGATAGTCCAGCCAGCAGTGATATTACAAATCTTGGTTTAAATTCATTGTTAAATAATGGATGGACATTTAGTAATCTTTTAGGTGGAATAACTCATATAACTTCTAATGTTACTTATGATACTTCTGACATACTATCAATTACATTCTCAGGATATAATGGTATTGTAATTGATAATATCGATATTAGCACGACTCAAAATAGATATTACCAAATATCTATGAATTTAACTACATATACAGCTTCCAATTTAGTTTTTGGTAATATTTATGATTCAACGAATTTTAATCATGCTTTAACCACAAATCTTATTAAAACTGAATGGTTCTATAATAAACAACAATTAAATTTATTCTTAGTCGGAACTAATTCACAAATTAGCATAAATAATCTTTCATTCTATGAAACAGATATGATTCCATTCTTTGAATACGCAACAGAATCGGATATATCACAAACAATATATCCATCTTATATCGCTTATGCTCCCTATATTGATTATACTAATGCAAATTTTAATTATATTGGAAATGTAGTTTTATCAATTAATCCAACAGAAATTGGTTATACTGGAAGTTTTTATAGTCCTGCTATATTCACTGGCTATACACTACCATTAGCATCATCTGTTGAAACTACACCAAGTTTAAGATCTTTTTAATTTGATTTTCTAACTAACCAAAGGTGTCCTACCTTACCAGGAATATCTTTTGATACATGACCCATAAATTCAACTTTATGATCTTTATCATTTGGTTTCATTTTAATACCTGTTAATTTTTGTTTTCCTTTAATTCTTTTAGAACCTTGACAAGCGTCACAATCTTTACCATTTATTTTACCTGCACCAAAACAAAAGAAACAATCTTTATCACCCCATTTACCAGTCCCATCGCAAAAATCACAACCTTCAGAAGCATCGAAATATTTAATAGTGCCGTCTGGACCTTTTATTTGAATTTTTGATTCTGTATCTTTACCACAACCACCACATTTTTTACAAAGGACCCATCTTTCATATTCAATAGAACCATTAAATGTATCATCAATATAAAGAATAATAGTTAATTCTTCTTTATCCTTCCAATCATGATACATTTCATTATCTCTCTTATATTCCGCTGTCTGATTACTAAATTTAAAATCATAAATTTCTAATGTTTCATCGTAGTTAGCACCAAATTTAGATTTTTTATCATATTCTTCCTTTGAAACTTTATTTGAAAGTATTTTATATGCCTCTGTTATTTCTTTAAATATATCTTCATCACCACCTTTATCAGGATGATTTTCTTTTGAAATAGCATAATACGCTAACTTTATTTGTTTAGCGGTTGCTGCATTGTTTATATTTAATATACCGTAATAATTCTTTAATTTATTCATCTTCTAAAATCTTATCTATTTGTTTATTTCTCCATTCAGAGAGTGTTATAAAATAATTTTCAAAACAATAATCATTTTCACAACACCATTTTTCAAATCTATTAATTATAGGACTCCAACCACAAGTTTTGAATAATCTTACCACAGCAGTTCCTTTTAATGAAAATAAAAATTCATCTGGCATCTTTTTAATATTAACCAACCACATATTTTAATATCGTTTCTATATTCTTTTCTATATATGGAATTCTTATAAGTTTTATATTATTCTTTAAACAACTTTCACTTATTTAATCCTTTATATTTAGGACATCCATTTTTAATCCTAATGTTTATAAGCCATTTGTAAAAATACTATTTTATATATATAATTTCGGAAAACACATTTTTTCTGATCTCAATTATTCTATCAAACCATTCTTGGTTCATAATTGAATGGTGTACTACAAATATATTAACATTATAATTAGTTGAAAAATCTTTTAATAAAAACAATACTGATTCAATACTTTCCATATCCAATGATGAAAATACTTCATCCAAAAATAGAATATTAACATTTTTCTTGGTTCTTATCAATTTAAGATATGCCATCAAAAAACATAAATTTAATTTTTTTGTTTCTCCTAAACTTAATGAATCATGTTCAACTTCAATACCGAATTGTTTAATTTTTGCCGAAAATGTTTCGTCTAATTCAACTTGAAATGGAAGTCCCATATGTTTTATATTTTCCGAAATAAATATATTAATTGGTTTAATTATACCAGAAATTATAGATTTTTTAACTCCTTCATCAGAAAATATTTTTGACAATTCCTTATAATAAATTTCTTTTTCTTTAAACAAATCGCAAGTTTCTCTACTTCCCGTTTGTTTTTCTAATAATTCATCAATAGTTTTTTGAAACTCTTCTACCGAAGAAGAAGTTTTTTCATTTGAATTTGCTTTTAATTGTAATTTATCTATCTGTTGTTTATAACTTTTTAAAAGCCATGTTATATCATTAAACGACTTTGTAGTTTCTTCTGAAATATTTCCTAATTTCTTTTGTTTTTCTCTTAAAGCATTTATATTAGAACCTATTTCATTCATAATTCCTTCTGATGATTTTTTCTTCTCAATCAAAGTTTCTAATAAACTAACAAAATGCTCACTATCAAAAGGAGTTTGACAGGTAGGACATTTACCAGAATTATATAAATCAATACTTTTTTGTGTATTTCTTAATTCATTTTGAATTGACATATGTGCCTCTCTTTCTTTATCAAGTTGCTGCTTTAATTCTTGATCTTTTAATTTAATTTTTTCAACCTTTTCTTTCAATTCAGCATATTTAGATTTTTGAGATTCCATTAATTGTTTAATAGACTCAATTTCACCTTGTATATCTTCTTGCTCTTTTTCTAAAGATTTCAGTATAGATTGGCGAATTGAATTAATTGATTGTTCCAGAGTAGAAATTTCAGTTTCATGCTTTAAAATTAAATTCTTATTTGATTTATTTAAGTCCTTCAATATAGAGTTTAAAAGATTAATAACCTCTAAATTAAATAACTTATCTAAAAGAATTTGTTTTTCCTCATTAGAAAGAGAAATAAAATTTTTAAAATGATTAACCGACATAGAAATAAAAGATTTAAATGTTTCAACGTCAAATCCAATATATTTCTCAATTAAATCATTTATATTAGTTTTACCGGCTCTTTCGTTTAAAACACCATTTTCAGTTAGTTTAAGAACGGCTGGATCATAACCTCTTTCAATTTTCACTTCTGTTCCACCAGAAGTGAAAACTATTTTTGTTAATAATTCACCATTAATTCTATTAGGAAGCGATGAAAGCGTGGCCCATTTTTTAGTTTTACCACTTTTGACTGCTCCATACAAAATATATTCAAACGATTCTATCAAAGATGATTTGCCATTACCATTTGAACCGGCTAAAAGTATTAACTCACCTTTATTAGTATTAAGTTTTAAAGTTTGCTCATTATTGCCGAAGGATTTAAAATTTTTAATTGTAATTTCGCTTATTATCATATTACATGATAGTTTAAATCAATCGAAAAGTTTTAATCTTTTAGTATTTCGTCAATTTTATACTCTCTACCGATTTGAGGTATAATATCTAAAATTTCATTAATTGTTTTGTGGAATGATTCATCAGATTTCTTTTTATAATTTTCTTCAAATTTAATTTTATAAAGTTCGTATATATTTGGATCTTGATAGCCACAAATTTCCATATGATTTTTAGTTATTTTAAAATTATTTTTGGTTATGTAAAATGTTATAAAATTATCATCATATAATGTGATTGTAGATTTATTATTATTTTGTTTTGAGTCATCATATTCTGATAAATTAATCGTCAAAATAAAACTATCTTTTTCATTTTGAATTTCAAAAGGCATTTTTAAACTTAAATCTAAAAATTTATAGAATTTTTCAGAAATTTCAGGCGTATATTTACAATACTTAAAAGTATCTACATACTTTTTAGATTTTGCCTCTTTTGATTCTTGCATTACCTTAGTAATATATCTTCTTAAATTATTTCTTTTTTTCATATTCCTTATATTAAAAAATATATAATAGTTGCTACAATCATCAACCATAAAATAATATGTATTTTAAAACTTCATAATTTTTATTTATAATAAATAAATAATTATAACCTTCTGATATACATTTTTCCATTTTTGCTTTATTCTTTTCAAAAAATTTATTATAATAATAACTTGATTTAATTTCAATTATTAAATTAAATTTTTCGATAAAAAAATCTGGATAATGTATTTTTATTTTATTCTCATATTCATATTTAATAAATTTTCCTCTTTTTATTTCATTAAATAGTCCATTTTGCTCCATAAATTCTAAAAAATGTTTCTCATAAGAACTTTGATATGGAATACCATTTAAATAATTAATTTTAAATGAATTTTTTTGCTGTTTTAAATAAAATTCTTCAACCTGCATTGGATAATCAACTCCATATCTTTCTAAATTAGTTTTTTTTAATTTCTCTTTACTTTCATATGTCATTGAATTTGATATATATCCAAATTTATTAAGCATAGATTCGATTTTTTTATCTTTCATTATTTGTGATTTATTAAAACTATCAACTCCGTATTTTTCAATGGATGTTCTTATAACTTTATCTTTAAATTCTTCTGTTTTAGAATAATTATCAACTCCATATTTTTCTATTAATGTTTTAATTCTTTTATCCTTTATAATTTCTGATTTTCTTGCATCTTCAATTCCATATTTTTTAATATTTGTTTTTTTTATTTTTTCTTTAACTTCTTCTATTAAAAAAGAATTAGTAACTCCATATTTTTCTAAACAAGTTTCTTTATATTTATCACGATTATTAAAATTTTCATCTCCATATCTTTTAATATTAGTTTGTTTTATTTTTTGATGGTTAATATAATTTTTATTTCCATATTTTATTTCTTTTGTTTCTTTTGCTTTATTTGGATTTGTATAATTTTTATCTCCATATTTTTCTAATTTAGTTAAATTATTTTTAATAACAGCACATTTATTAGAACAGCAATATATTTTATGCTTAAAATAATTTTTATTATAAGAAGCATAAGAAATAGATTTTTTTAAATCACAAACATCGCATTTAACATTAATCATTATGTTCGAATTTTTCCATAATTTATTTATATCCAATTGTATTATTTCACCAATTTTTACATATAAATCTATTTTTTTTAATTCACCTATAATTCTTGAGGATTTTACTTCTATCTCAACAAATTTATCTAATAACATTTTCTATTTCTTTAATTTTCAATTTACCGGCAAAAATACAATCTATTATATCCTCTATAGGATTTGGAATTTTATCTCTATCCATCAAATCTTTATAATTTAATAAAAAAGAAATTATCGGAGAACTTATATTACCTTCAATCATTGCTCTGAACATTTCTGGCTTTTTAAACGAACCACCAGAAATTCCCTGATTATTTCTATAATCATATTTTGGTTTCTTTTTTCCAATATTTATTGGCTCATAACAAATTTTACAAGTTTCTAATTTAAGAGATTTTGGGGAAATTATAGTAATATCTATATTTTTTAAAGTTAATAAATTTCTTCTAATCAAAGTGGATAACGAAACAATATCTAAAATAGAACTTGTGTTTTTTGAAAATGAATAACCTTCGATTTGACAATATGTTTTTTCACTAACATCAATATATTTCTTTAATTCTTCTAAAAATAAATCAGAAATTTTAGCATAATGTATTAATTTTAATATCTCATTTTCAGAATAATTTTCTGATACATCTCTAGTATTGTGAAAGAATTTGACTCCACAATTATCTAATCCTTTTATATAAACATTATTATCCTTTTTGTTAGTAAAAGATAATATCGTTTCTCCTTTTTTGCTATTTATATAAACCGCAGTGCTATTTATACTTATATCTATTCCTATATAATTATTCATATTATTTTATTTTTATATATTAAAACATTTCCTTCCCCCGCAAGAGAAATAATTGAAAAAAATATGTTTCTCTTTTTTGAAGAAAATTAAAAAAAATTGTATCTTTGTTATTATGAAAATCAGCGGACATACAAACTCTTTTAAATCGCAATTAAAAGCATTAGGAATTGATTCTAAAACTAAGTTACATGTAACTCATTGTAATAAAATTGAAACAAAAATTACAGAGCAAAAAAATAAAGGTATAGTATCAAAGCCATTCGGATTATGGTATTCTATTGGCTTTGAGTGGTTAGATTTTACGATAAATGATTTTGAGTGATTTTATAGTGATGAAAAGTTATATGCATATGAAATAAACACAGATAATTTAAAAGATATTGAATGCAGTCTTATTGTTTCGCTTTTAGATAAAGGTTATAGTATTAGACAAATATCTTTACAATTTAACATAGACAAACGAAAAACAAGAAAAATAATAAACGAAATAGGCTATGAATATCCAGAAAGAAAAAGAATGTTTGCTAAAGATCCAAAATCATGTAATAATATTTAAATGTATAGTCGGCTCGCAAGCATACGGAACAAACATTGAAAAAACAGAGTCCCAGGCTGGTTCGGATGTCGATTATAAAGGTGTCTTTTTACAAGACCCTTATGATAAATATATCAACGGCTACCGTGATGAAATAATCATAAATAAGGATGAAAAATACTTTGAATTAGAAAAGTTTTTAACTTCTTGCTCAAAAGGCGATCCTAATCAGTTAGAATTGCTTTATTCCCCAGAGAATTGTATCGTTCATATTACTGATACTTTTAGAGAAATCTTAAAGTTTAAGGATATTTTTTTGACCAAAAATCTTCGACATAGTTTCGCAAATTATGCATCAGGACAGATACATCAAGCAAAAGGAAAAGATAAAATGATGAATTGGGAAAAAGAAAAAATTGAACGTAAAACCGTTGAACAATTATGCTCTGTTTATGATTTTTCTTCTATTAAGGATGGTAAAATGTTTGATACTAATGCTATTAAATATACTGAATGGTTGGAAAAAAATAGTTTTAAAACCGAAAACTGCGGTCTTTCTAAACTTGAGCATTTTAGAGATTCTTATTTACTTTTTCATTCTACTACTTATCAATATAGAGGTATCACAACTGGTGAAGATGCAAATGATGTTTGCCTTTCTGAAATAGAAATTGGTGATAAACCATTAGCAATTCTTTTCTTTCATAAAGATGCTTATTCACAGGCATGTAAAAAATGGGCACAATATAAATATTGGTTAGAAAACAGAAATACTGATAGATATGTTGATGTAGAGGGGCATGGTCAAAAAATAGACGGTAAAAATATTCTTCATAATATAAGAATTATTGAAACTGCTATGGAAATACCTTTACACAAAACTATTAATATATTTCGTCCTAATAGAGAATATTTGATAGATATTCGTAAAGGTAAGTATGACTTACAAACTCTAATTGATAAATCTGATGAAAATTTGGCTAAAATGGATGAATTATTCAAAAATTCTGATTTACCAGATAAATTTGAGCATATCAATTATATCAAGAAATTTATTTATAAAACAAGACAAAAGTTTTTTAATGAAAAATTTTCTTAAAATAGATGGAGAATATGGTCACGGAAAGGGTGATACAAATAAGGTTGTGTATATTACACCAGAATTGATCGGAAATACAATTCTTAAAAATTGGGATAATTTATATAAAATACCTTATGATGGAAAATACCTATTTTTGGATGAAAACATTTTGTGGCGAAGTCACTTGGCAAATGATTACTCTAAATCAAGAAAAAGGTAAAGAAGCAATTAAATGCATTATTTGTAATCAATTAAATTTTATATGATTTTATTTATACTATGGATTATATATTGCTATATAGCAATAGGCTTTATTTTTGTATTCAAAAATATTAAACTAATACCTCTTTTTATAGAAAAAGTAATGGAAATTGACGAAGATGAAGTTTTTGAAGAAAAAGATTTCAATAAAGTTAAAAAAATAATTGTTATTATGTTAATTTTATATTGGCCTCGTTTTATCAATAGTTTTCCTAATTAATTTTGACTCAAAAAGTCATTATAAGCCTGTTTTATTCCATCTTCAAATGACACCTTCGGATACCATCCGAGGGTGTTTATTTTTGTTGTATCTAATACTTTTCTTGGTGTGCCATTTAACTTCAAATCATTATTAAATACTATATTTGCTTCTGGATAAACTATATTTTTAATTATTTCTGTTAATTCTTTTATAGTCATATCTTTACTTGTTCCTATATTTACTATTTCAGAATCATTATAATTATTCATCAACCAAATACAAGCATCTGCTAAATCATCTGAAAATAAAAATTCCCTCTTAGGTGTTCCATCACCCCAACAAATAACATCTTTTTGATTAGCAATTTTAGCATCATTAAATCTTCTAATTAATCCAGGAATTACATGCGAGTTTTCAGGATGGTAATTATCACCTATGCCATATAAATTAGTTGGCATAACTGAAATAAAATTAGTGCTATATTGCTTATTATAACTTTGACACATTTTAATACCAGCAATTTTAGCAATAGCATAAGCATCATTTGAATCTTCTAAATAACCTGATAATAATTATTCTTCTTTAATAGGTTGAGGACACATTTTAGGATAAATACAAGACGAACCTAAAAATAAAAGCTTTTTAACATTATTTACTTTTGCAGCATTAATTATGTTGGTTTGAATCATTAAATTATCATATATAAAATCTCCTTTATATAAGGAGTTTGATTTTATACCACCAACTTTAGCTGCTGCTAAAAATACATATTCAGGCTTATTTTCAGAAAACCAATTATATACTGATGTCTGTAATCTTAAATCTAATTCTTTAGAAGAATTAGTTAATATGTTAGTATAACCCAATTCTTTTAATTTTCTTACGATGGCTGAACCAACAAGTCCATTATGTCCGGCTAAATAAATTTTAGCATTTAATTCCATAATATTTATATGTTTTATTAATATATAGTTTATGAAATATATTAGACTTTTTGAAAACCATAATTTAGCACCAAATGGTAATATTTCTAATTTAAATAAAACACAATGGCATATAGTTCGAACACCAGAATTTAAAAATTGGTTTGGTGATTGGGAAAAAAACGAAGGCTCAAAAGTATTAGATGAAAATGGCGAACCAAAAATTATGTATCATGGTTCATACAACTTATTTAATGAATTTAATATAAATGCTGAAAAAAAAGAAAGAACGAATAATTTTGCTGGATTTTATTTTGCCGATAATAAACAAGATGTAATTTATTATGCAAACAATGGTAATGGATATATTTATGAATGTTTCTTAAATATAAGAAATCCACTAATACACAAATGGGGATTTAATCATACTCCATCTGATAAATCAATTAAATTTATAGAAGATAAATATAAAAATAAATATGATGAAATCTATTTAAAAAACAAATTATCTAATTTAAAATCCACATGGTGGGTGTCTTTTATGACAGGCAATGATAGCACTGATATGGCAATAATAGATGGATTTGATGGATATTTTGATGGCGCACATCAAATATGTGCTTTTCATCCGTTTAATATTAAATTATCTAATAATACAACTTTTGATAAAAAAAATAATGATATAAGAAAATAATTTTAAAAATTCAAAATAAAATCGTATCTTTACACTTTAATTTTGTATCTATGACTGATAATTTTGAATTAATAAAAAAACTAATAAAAGAAAATTATACTTTGAATAAAGGTGATTTCTTTTTTCTACAAATACTCAAGAGAAGAAAAGAAAATCCAGACTTAAAAAAGGATGTTTCTTTAATTGATAATTTCTTTATTATTGACGATAAAGATTTAGACAATTACAAACACCAAATTATTAATTTATGTCAGGAACATAATGCAAGAGCCTATATTCGTTTAAATAAAAGAAATGAAGATAAAGTTTCCTTACAGGCATTTAAAATCTCTACTGATGAATTAATAAATTCAATTAACCAAAAATACGAAGAACCGCTTAAATTTTATTATTTAAATAATAAAATTAATGAAAACTTTGTTTCGGAAACTGAAAAGAAATTCTATATTCTTCGTATGATAAGCGATTGTTTAATGGATTGTGATTGGTATAATAGCGTGATTAGATATCAAGTTTTATCTGCTGCGGGACAATTTACTTCTGATCCAGTAAAAAAATGGATTATAGATATTGATGATAATTCTAAATTAGATGAAGTGAAATCTTATTTAGAAACAATTACAAAAGTAATAGGTGTAATTCCAACTAAAAATGGTCATCATATCATTACAATTGGATTTAATCCAAATCTTTTTACTAAAAAGTATCCAAATATAGAAATCAAAAAAGATTCACCAACAATTTTATATTGTATATAATATGGCAAACACAAAACAAGTAATAGTCATGCGAACTGACTTAAATATGCGTAAAGGCAAAATGTGTGCACAAGCAAGTCATGCTTCTATGGCTTTCTTAACAAGAAATGGCGGATTTTATCAATCTTCTTTAGAAGATAACAGAGCATTTCATAACGAAAGAATGACTAATCTTAAAGAAGCAGAAGATTGGATGGGAAATTCTTTTACTAAAATCTGTGTTGGTGTTAAATCAGAAGAAGAGTTAGACGAAATCTATAGAAAGGCAGAAGAAGCCGGTTTGACCGTTCATATGATAGTTGATAATGGTTTAACAGAGTTTAATGGTGTAAAAACTAAAACTTGTCTTGCCATTGGACCACACTATTCAGAAAAAATTGATAAGATTACTGGTCATTTAAAATTGCTTTAATGAAATATATATGTATTGCTGATTATTATTCTCTTAAAGATAATAAAACAAAAATATTTTATATTGGACAAATACTTACTGAAGTAGAAAATATTTTTGGAGAGTTAAATAACGGAGAATTTTGTAAAGTTGTAGGAAATGGGGTGAGATATGATGGTCCAGATGATAAAGGATATGATAATTGGATTGAAGTTGGCATAAAAGTTGAAAATTTCACCATGTGTCCATTAACCGAAAACGAATTTAATGAGCATTTCACGCCTTTATGTAAATGGAGAGATATGCAAATTGATGAAATTTTAAAATAAAAAAGCGGCTTAAAGCCGCTTTTTTAATATCTAATATATCCAAGAAAGATATAAGTAAATGGATTTGAAATCCATATCCAGATTCTTTTATACCATTTATGACCCGATATAATTTTCACATCTTTCTGCGGTGCTAATATTCTCATAATCATTTATTATTTTCCAAAAAAATCTTCTGCATCAACATCAGATGAATTTGTAAAGCCGTCTTCATCTTCCTCACCTTCTATTAGAGATTCAAATTGTTTTTCAACTGCCTCAGCTTCTTCTATTGATTTATACCTAAAATAATTATTTACAATTGGTTCCATCTTGTTGAGGATTTCTGATGTAAAAACTTCTTTTGTAAATAATTGTTTAAGTGTCATTGATTTATCCAAATGACTCACATACCATCTATTACCGGCACCTGCTGTAAATTTCATTTCACCTGTTTTTTTATCAACTTCCATTTTACCTTGTGCTATTCCAATTTTATCAAAATATTCAGCACGACAGAAATTTTCTAATCCTTTGTAGGGGTTCATTCCCTTTTCGAATGAAATTTCAAATTGCACTTTTTTAGGTTTTGCAAGTCTATTTTTTACACATTTAGCAGTAACTACAATACCAGATTGTCCTAAATCCATATCATCTATATCATCTTTTAATTTAGCTTTAGTTAAAAATGTTATGTTATTAGCTGAATAGTATAATTGTTTACCACCTTTCATTATAGTTTGACTAAATAAATCCATCGTTTCATATGTTTGATTATTCACAATCAATGGAATTTCTAAAAAACTCAAATCAGCTGTTATAGAAACAAATAATGAACCTATCGCCTTAGCCTTAGACATATCTGTCTTCATATTACCGGCAATTAGATCTTCTTTCATTTTCTTAGATGACAATTGAGCTAAAGAATCTAAAGCCCATATCTGTAATGGCATATCAAACCCATCCATTTTAGCTGTTTTTAATTGGTCAATTAATTGCGTAACAGCCATATTTAATTCCTCTACTTGATTACCTCTTATAATTATAAATTTATTAGGATCATTATCTATACCATATTTTGGTAATTCAGAACGATTAATTGCATATTCAGTATCAATATATATAACGCAATAACCAAGTTTTTGAGCCTCTCTAATTGTGTTGAGAGCGAGAAATGTTTTCCCACTAGCTTCAGGACCAGCAAATACCTGAATTCCCATATCTCCTATACCACCAAATAGTGATCCACTTATTGCAGCATTTAATATATAACTGCCAGTAGAAATATACTTTCTAGGTCTTTCTTTTTTATCTATAAAAATAGGAACTTTTTCTGATATTTTATCTAATAAATCTCCTACTTTACTAAACTCAAATTTTTTACTATTTGCTTTTGCCATAATTTAATTTTTATTTTTATATAATTATATATAAAATTGTTTAAATCCCCCCTTTGATTTATTTTAAAATACCACAATAAAAGTTAAAGGGGGGATTTAAACAATTTTATATATACGATATGACAAAACAAGAATTTTTAAATAAAGCTTTCGAAAAACATAAAAATAAATATTTATACTTAGATTTATCCGAAAAAATACTATCATCCGATAATATAACTATGATGTATGACGGAATAGCTTACACACAAAAGGTGTGTAAGCATCTAATGGGAAGATGTCCCGAAAAAAATACACCTACTAAAACCACCAAAGATTTCATAAAAGAAGCAAAAAAAATATGGAATAACAAATATGATTACTCAATGACGGAATATAAAGGAGCAAATAAAAAAATAAAAATAATATATGAAGGGATTATATTCGAACAAACACCTTCTTCTCATCTGCAAGGATTTTGTGTTGAAAAAGCACTAACTCTTGAAAATTTTATAAATAAATCAAAAAAAATACATGGTGAAAATAAATATGATTATAGTCTGATAAAAAAAATAATTAATGGCGAAACACCAGTGCAAATAAAATACAAAGGAATAATATATTTACAAAAGCCATATAACCATTTAAGCGGAAATTGTCCAGAAAAACAAATTTTATCAATTAAAAAAACAAATAAACAATTTATAAACGAATCTAACCAAATACATGACTTCAAATATTCATATGATAAAACAAATTATATTAAAAATCAATCAAAAATTATTATAACCTGTCCAGAACACGGAGATTTTCTTCAACGTCCATTATCACATATTCAAGGAATGGGATGTCCGTCATGCAATGAATCTAAAGGTGAAAAAAAAATTGCTTCTTTTCTCAAAAAGAATAAAATAAACTTTGATAGACAAAAAAAATTTACAAATTGTAAAAATATTTACGAATTACCATTTGACTTTTATATTCCATCCAAAAGAATTTGTATAGAATTCGATGGGAAACAACATTTCGAACCTTTAACTTTTTTTGGCGGATTAAAAGCTTTTGAAAAATTAAAAATAAATGATAATATAAAAAATAATTTTTGTGAAGATAATTACATAAATTTAATCCGAATAAAATATACAGAAATAGACAAAATAGAAGAAATATTAAATAATTATTTTTGATCATTGTCCAACTTGAATAGAGTTAGCAAAAGAAGTTCCGCCTATATTATTCGTCAAAGGCACTCTATCAGTATCATACATGGTAAATTTAACATCTTTCTTTATCTTTTTGTCATCATCAGCATCCATATGAGCGGGATTTTTCATAAAAAATTTGATTGCTTTTTCTCTTACTTTTGATTCAAAATCATCCATTTGTGCTGCTTCTAAATCTTTTGGCGGTTCTATACCTATTTTCTTACATAAAACAGTAATTTCTGATTTTAACATAGAATCTACATATCTTTCTACTTGTTGTTTTAAAACTGGATTATTACTATGATCAAAAGTGCCTTCATCAGAACCTATACCACTTACATTATCACCAAATCCGACTGATTCAAATTTATTAAAAGATTTCAAATATTTCATAAAATTATATATTAAATAACTATATGTAAAAAAAAATTTGTTTTCTTTAACAATTTTTAGTATTTTTACAAAAATAATTTTTATGTTTAAGAAACAAATACATATATACGGCGGTGGAACATTTTCTTATGTTCGCACACATTTAGCATTATCTATGCCCGCTTTTGGCGAAACTGCCAAAAAGTTAGAAATCTTATGTAAAGAAAGATTTGACAACATGGATGTTAATTTACATCTAACTAAAATGGCTGATTCTAATTCAAATCTCACCACTAACGAAGATGTTGAAAAACATGTTTTAGGATTAAAAGAAGATTTTAATACAAAAGTTGTATTCTTTAATGTAGGCATGACTGATTTTGATGGTAATATAGAAAATATAAAATCTGGAAAATATTCTGAAAGATTATCATCTAAAAAAGAATATTTATTAAAATTAACACCTAAAAATAAAGTAATTAAACAAATAAGAGAAGGTAGAAAAGATATATTCTTAGTTGCTTTTAAAACAACTTCCGGTGCTACTGAACAAGAGCAATATTTATCAGGACTTAATTTAATGAAGAAAAATTCTTGTAATTTAGTTTTATCTAATGATGTTATCACAAGAGTTAATATGATTATTACACCCGAAGAAGCCAAATACCATGTAACTACTGATAGAGATGAAGCACTTAAACAGCTAGTAGATATGACTTATTACAGAAGTCATCTTTCATTTACACATGCAACCGTTGTCGAAGGCACACCTGTTGATTGGAACTCTGATATGGTTTTTCCATCTTTAAGAGAGGTTGTTAATTTCTGCATAGAGCAATCTGCTTATAAACCATTTAATGGAGCAACCGTAGGGCATTTTGCTTGTAAGATTGGTGAAAAAGAATTTTTAACTTCTATCAGAAAATCTAACTTTAATGATTTAGACAAAAATGGTTTAGTTAGAGTTATTACTGATACAGAAGATACGGTTACTGCTTATGGTGCTAAACCTTCTGTTGGTGGTCAATCACAGAGAATTATATTTAGTGAGCATAACGATTACGATTGTATCGTTCATTTCCACTGCCCTATTAAAGAAGGTTCAAAAGTTCCAGTTGTATCTCAAAGAGAATATGAATGTGGCAGTCATGAATGTGGTCAAAATACTTCAAATGGTTTAAAAAGATTTGATAATTTATCCGCTGTAATGTTAGATAATCATGGTCCAAATATAGTTTTTCACCATTCAATAAATCCAAAAGAAGTAATTGATTTTATCAAAGAAAATTTTGATTTATCAGATAAAACTGGCGGATTGGTAGAAATTAAAAAAGATTTAGAATTAAGTTAAGTTAAACGGTGTGGCGGAATTAGACGCTAAAGTGAAGCTCTTATAGATGTGTTGTCAGTAACTAAGTTACAAATCCTGTAGACGTAAAATAAAAATTACCGTGTAACAATTCAGGGTTGAATTCGTAAGGATGTTCCTTCAAAAAAACAAAAGAGAAATTAAACTCACATCATGCAGGTCAAGTCCTGCCACCGTTTTTATAAAAAAGAGGCTATGCTGTAGCCTCTTTTTTTATATCTCTAATATATGAATATACAACTCCTTTTTTTAATTTAGTTTGTTTAATTATTTCTACACCATTTAGTCCTTCTAAATAAAGTTTAATTACTCTTTCTTTGTTAATTTTTGAAACTTCATATCTAGAAATATGGTTTTCATTTATTATATTCCATTTTCTGTTTAAAACAGGTAATTCTAATCTTATGACCTCTTTCTTTATTTTACTCAAAATTGAACTATCGGATATAGTCATTCTAGCATAACCATCATTGCCTATTTTAGAAGATAATTTATTTTTACTAATATTGAAATATTTATATAGAAAATTTTCTATATAAATCAAATTCTTTAACCAAGAACTATGTAAATGTATTCCTAGATTGCAATCTTCTCTTTTGTATAGTTTATTTATGTAACCATCGCCGTCTATAAATCCAACTATATAAGAGAAGAATAATTCTTTATCTTTGTTTATAACATCAAAATTAGGTGGAAAATATGTTTTGTCGTGTTTTAAATCAAACTTTTTACATAACTCAGCAAACACATCTATATTTTGCAAAGATGTAGAACAAATATTTTCAGATATAATTACCTTGACATTATTAACAAAATTAGAAAACCTAATTAAATGTTTTTTATCTTTTACTGATAAATTAATATTAATTCTTTTATCTTTTTGATTAAAATGCCCATCAGCAGATAAAAATCCCATCCAGTAAAAAGATTCGTTTGTATCTTCCATCAATCTATACATGTCAGATTTTCTATAAAAATCATTAGTTCTATATAAATTCAATTTTCCAGCCATTAATTTAATAGAAGTCCAATTTCTTTTAGGTAAATTTTTTACTAATTTTTCCTTTATTTCATTTTGATAATTTTCTGATAAATATTTTATTTCACATTCGCTCCAATTATCATTTTTTCTTTCTCTTGTTAAGTTATATTTTTTAGCAATATATTTAACAGATTTCCAATTCTTTGAGTCTAAATTATTTAATATCTCTTCTTTATCGCCATTTTTGTAATTTTCTTTAAGGTAATTTATTTCCTGTTCTGTCCATTTCATAATATTTATTTTTATTTTATATATTAAAAACATATTTGTCTGTCAGTAAAAAACTTTGTATTTTTGTTAAAATTGTTTAACATCAGAGAAACACAATGATATACTTTACTTCAGACACGCATTTCAACCATCGCAATATTACAGGTCCAAAAATATCCCGTTGGAAATCAGGTTATAGAGATTTTAACTCTATACCTGAAATGAATGATACTATCATAAATAATATAAATGAGTATGTAAAATATGATGATACACTCAATTTTCTAGGCGATTTTGCTTTTGGTGATCCAACAAAAATACCAGAATTAAGATGGAAAATTAATTGCCAAAACATTAATTTTTTCTATGGAAATCATGATGACGAAATAAGATTTAACGAAGAATACCAAAAGTTATTCACATCTTGTAAAGATGTTGATTTCTTTACTATAAATGGGCAAAATTTCTTCTTATCTCATTATTCTCATAGAGTATGGCCTAGTTCTCATCACGGAACTATCCATCTATACGGTCATAGTCACGATTCTATACCAGATTTTGGAAAATCTATTGATGTTGGTATAGATACGGCTTATAGATTACTTGGTAAGTATCGTCCTTTTTCAATCACAGAAATTATAGATATAATGTCTAAAAAAGAAATTTCTGAATTGGATCATCATGTAGTTAAAAATCCACAATAGATATGATTACAGACGCTAAGATAATTAAAAATGGTAAAGAAATTAAAAAAGTTTCTTTAATCTTTATTCCAGAAGAATCAAGATTATGTGATGGTTGTGATGAGATGAAAAAATGTGCATCAATAAGTCTAGTTTGCGATGATGTGGCTATAATTTGTAAAGATTGTTTAACCGAAATTTTAAATCATTTCTAATGTGTAAAGTATTTAGTTATAAACCAGAAGAAACTACTTGTCATAGTGGCGGAGCCGAAGGTGCTGATACTATATGGGAAATGTTTTCAACTTTATATGGCTTAAAAGTAAAAGCTTGGTCATATAAAACAAAATATCATAAATCTTCTAATAAAATTGAAGTATCAAAAGAAGATTTTGAAGAAGGTATTGAAAAAATTAAAAAAGCCAATAAAGTTTTAGGACGAAAAAATATAGTTAAGCATATGAATTTATTGGCTCGTAATTGGGCACAAGTTAAATATTCAGAAGAAATCTTTGCTATTGGTATAATAAAATCCTATTCTAATGGAATAGTTTCTGGTGGCACTGGTTGGGCAGTTGCTATGTCCATACAGAATACGAAAACTGTCTATGTTTATGACTTGATAAAAAATAAATGGTTTAAATGGTCTTATATAATAGATAAATTTATCGAAATGAAAGAAATACCAATCATTCAATCAAAAAATTTTGCCGGAATAGGAACAAGAAAACTAACGAAAGAAGGAGAAGAAGCAATAGAAGATGTATTTAAAAAAACTTATAAAGTTTAGATGTCGAAACTGGTTATTTAATATATAATTTGTGATATTAAATAAAACAGTAAAAATAAAAATAAATTCTCGTAATTTTTCTTTTTTTATTAAAACTTATAATATACAATAATTTTAACAAAATTTTTGCTTTTTAAAAATTTCTTCGTATCTTTGCTTTATAATATTCAAATATGAAATACTTAATAGGTAGTCAAGCAATCAAAAATATTTTCCCGGACTTTTCAAGAGAACCAAAAGATTTTGATTACTTGGTTCAAACCAAACAACCTACTTTAAGACAAGAAGGTTTAATAGAAGAATATCATGTTAATCAACCATTATATAACTACATTTCAAAAAATGGTATTAATGCTGACGTTCTTTTTACCTTAAAAGTAAGTCATATATTTTGGGATATTTTTTGGTCAAAACATATGTTCGACATTGTATTTTTAAAAGAGCATGGAGCCAAATTAATAAAACCATTATTTTATGAATTATATGATTATTGGAATCAAATACATGGTAAAAATCATCGCTCTGATTTATCTATGACTGGTGATGATTTTTTTGATAATGCGTTAACTAAATACGATCATGATGTCTTACATACTTATATAACTCCAACTCCAACTTATTTTAAAGTCTTAAAAGATGGAGCTGATGTTGATGTTAGTGAGGAAAAGTTTAATAAACTTTCTTTTGAAGAAAAAATCTCTTTAACCAGAGAAGAAGTTTATGTAATGGCATTTGAAAGACTTTTTAATCGTGATTATCGTGTTGCATATAATTGGATGCTAAAAAAATTCATCATGAATCATGCTCCTATGTGGCAAGCACTTTTTATAATCGAAAATTATAGAATCATACAAAAATGTCCTATCAATTATGTAGAAATAATTCAGGAACATATGAAACATGACGATAAATGGCATAAAAAAACAGACAAAAAACTAAAAAATGCAATTGACATTTAATCAAATTATAGAAAAATTAAAGCAACTAAATATATCTGTTGAAGATTTTGCTCGTGGCTATTTTGGCGGTGGGTATAAAAATAATTGGACTATTGATGAACTTGGTCCTTGTAAAAAAGTAGATTCCTACGGTGGTGAAGATCAAGGAACAGACTGGTATGTTGTGTGGAATTTTACAGATCATGATGTTTATATAAGAATAGATGCTTATTACACTTCTTATGATGGCATTGATTTTGAAGGTTCTAAATTTCTTCAAGTATATCCAACAGAAGTAAAAAAAATAGAATACTTACCTATTATACAATAATTAAATTATATAATTAAAAACAAATAAAAATGGAAAAATTAACATTCGAACAGATTAAAGAAATTCTTAATGAAAATTGCAAAATACAAGATTTCGGTTACGATGATATCGACTTTGAAGGTCTCGGACTTGGTAAAGTTAAAGAAGTAGACTCATACGGCGGTGAAGATCAGGGTTCCGAATGGTATACAGTAAAACATTTTGTCGATCACGATGTCTATATAAGACTTGACGGTTATTACTCTTCTTATGAAGGAACTGACTTCTCTGGACAAGATTACGAAGAAGTATTTCCAACAGAAGTCAAAAGAATAGAATACTTACCATTGAGAAAATAACTATGTATAGTATATATTAATAGTAGTATTATATATATCATGATGTTGCCGATCTTCGTCAAGTTTCAATATATATAAGCATTAACTTAAATTTTTGAGCAAAAACTCAACTTTTAAGTTAATGCTTATATAACATGCTATGAAAACAATAATAGATTGGAAAAGTAATAGCGAATATGGTAGTTTCTTCCAAATGGTTGGAGTTTCGCAAAATACACAATATATCATATCTAAATCTAAAGGAGATAATAAATTTCTTTTAAGAATATATGATAATCAGAAAGACAAATGGTATTTTTCTGATATAGAAACTGCAAAAAAATGGTGCGAAACATTAGAATTAAATAAAAATTAAATTATGTCTAAAACATTTTTAACAAAAGAAGGAATGGAGAAATTACATTTCGAAATTAATCATTTAAAGACTGTTGAGGTTCGTGAATGTATTGAAGATATTGCAGAAGCTCGTGATAAAGGTGATCTTTCTGAAAATGCTGAATATGATGCGGCCAAAGAAAAATATGATTCTGTAAACGATAGAATACAAAAATTACAAGAAATACTTCTTAATTCTGTGGTTATTAACCACGAATTTATTCAAACTGATTCAGTTCAAATATTAACTACGGTTAATCTTAAAAATAAGAAATTAAATAAAGAAATTTCTTATACAATAGTTCCACATTTAGAAACGAATATTAAAGAAGGAAAAATATCCGTTAATAGTCCAGTTGCGCAAGCCTTAATTGGTAAGGTTATAGGTGATGTTGTAAAAGTCAATACTCCTGCTGGCGAACTTGAATTAGAGGTATTAAATATTACCGCTTAAAAAATAACAATGACAACTACAGACAATTATTATTTTGAATTAACTAGAAATTTCAAACCTATTGAAATTGGTAATTCCTTACATATATATCATGAAATTTATCACATAGGTAACGAAAAAATAACTTTATACTGGACAATTAATTCTAAAAATTATGAGCCAGAAGAAGTTATCGTGGAACCTTGGAATGATGATAATCCAAAAGTAAGGACACTTATTTCTGAATTAAATCAAAAAATAGGTGATAAAGTCTTAATAAAAGGCTGGGTTTCACAATGGCGAGATCTTAAAAAAATGTCATTCCTTATTTTAAGGGATATGTCTGGTTATTGCCAAGTTATAGTTCCAAAAGATTTATGTCGTTCTTTGTTAGTTGAAAGTGTTGTTGAAATAGTTGGTGAAGTCAAAGAAACAAATCAATCTAATAATTTTTCTTTGGAAATTTTTGCACAAAATTTAAATATAATTTCAGAATCTGAAGTTTTACCATTCCCAATTTCAAGAGAAGAAGACATACCACCATTTAATACTTTAAATTTGTATCGGCCTTTAACTTTGAGAAAAGAAAAAGAAAGATGTATATTTAAAATACAAGCCGAAGTTATATCTTCTTTTAGAGACTTTCTCAATAAGAAAGGATTTACCGAAATACAATCAACAAAAATATCTGCTGCTGGGTTAGAAGGCGGTGCTGATATGTTTACAGTTGACTATTTTGGAACACCAATGTATCTAACACAATCACCACAATTTTATAAACAAACTATGGTTGGTGTATTTGAAAGAGTATTTGAAGTAGGCAAAGTTTATCGTGCCGAAGGCTCTAATACAAATAAACATCTTTCTGAATTTATTGGTCTTGACTTAGAAATGGGATTTATTGATTCTGTTTTTGATATAATGGATATTGAAGAAGAAATTTTAAATTTTATTTTTTATAGGATTTATGAAAATTGCTCGAAAGAATTGAAGTATTTAAATATTGATTTTAAACCACAAAACGATAAGTATTTATACTTTAATTCAACTCCGGGAATTATTTTACCAAATATTCCACGAATTTCATATAATCAATTATTTTCAATTCTTGAAGAATCTGGCGAATTTAGATTATATGCTCATATGTATAGTAATGGTATTAATTCCGAGATTGAAAAATGGATTGGTGATTATACAAAGGCTAAATATAATTCTGATTTTGTTTTTATATATGGCTATCCATTAAATGAAAAACCATTTTATACTATGCCTTCTAATGAAACTATCTTAAATGAAGGTAAAGAATTTCTAACAGAAAGTTTTGATTTAATATACAAAGGTACAGAGATTACAAGTGGGGGAATGCGCATTAATAATTATAATCAATTAGTCGAATCAATCAAAAGTAAAGGATTAAATCCAGATAATTTTGAAAGCTATTTAATGCCATTTAAATATGGTATGCCTCCACATGGAGGCTTTGGAATTGGTTTAGAAAGACTTTTAAAATGCATTCTTAATTTACAAACAGCAGATGAAGCATCTCTAATTCCAAGGACCAAAGAAAAGTTTATACACTAATGGAATATTTTTATATTGAATTAATTTATCAACATTTGAAGGATAATTATCCAAAAAAATATCATACAAAGTTTTGTTATCTTGATAAGGATAGTATCACAATTTTTTCAAAAGTAAATGATTAGGAAGAATTATGGCAAGAAGATTTTCATAATCATGAAGAAGTATTTCAAAAAATATATGAAATAGCTGTTACAAAGGATACTATTTATCATGATTATCTATTAGCAAAACAGCGAGATAGCAGAATAGATGACATATTATCGGATTAAATTAAAACTATATTTATAGGTTGTTATATAACATATAAATATAGTTTTATTAATGCAAGAAAAATGGGTTATTTATGTAGTGGAAAAGATAGCCGAATTAAGGGATCTTAAAATATCCCAAATACTTGATGAAAATTTCAATCCAAATCTTACTGAAAAATCAAATTTTATAGGATTTAACGATGATATAAAATTCATCAATTGGTATGATAATAGAGATTATATAAAAATTTGGAAAACAAAAGAAGAAGCACAATCATTTCTAAATTTCTTATTAGAAAAAGGTAATAAATATTATAAGACATGGAAAGATCCATTTCGTGGTATTCTAAAAACAAAAGGTGATTGGAAAGATTTTCATTTTGTTATTATTAAATTAGACTAAATGCTCACTGAAAAATTATTAACATCACAAAATATTCTTATAAAAGAAGAATTAGATAAACCATATCTTATTTTTATAGAAGATTTTAAATCATTTGATGATTTACTAAAAGTAAGAGAATTAATTAGAGATTTACGATTAGTTCCGATTAAATCAGATGAAATGCAAAAATACTACCATTCCTTTGATAAAAATCAACTTTTAGAAACTATTAAATTTGATAATTCTAATTGTCTTTTTTTAAAAAATCAATTTCCATATATGCTTCCAAATGATGTAGAGCAATATATTATTTGGATAAAAGAAAATACTTCTCAAAAAGAAGTATTTGAATTTATTAATAAAAAATGCATAGACTTATTTGAATTAAATAATGATTTTCAACCAATTATATTTGAAAGACCTTTTGGTATGAAAACAAAATTAGTAAAACCCTCGTTTAAATTTATACGTCATATTCATTTTTGGTATAAAAAACTTTAAATCAATCTGTCATATAACACATATGAATAGATTTTTAAATAAAGTTTTACACGGCAATAGTGTTGATATAATGAAAAATATACCCGATAATTCAATAGATTTAACGGTTACTTCTCCTCCTTATGACACATTAAGATCCTATAATAATAAAATTACTGACAAAATTTTTGATGATTATTATTCATTTCCATTTGTGGAAATGGCACAAGAATTATACCGAATTACAAAAGAGGGTGGTATAGTTGTTTGGGTTGTCAATGATCAAGTTATTGATGGTGGCGAAACAGGCACTTCTTTTCGACAAGCACTTAAATTCCAAGAAATTGGATTTAAAATTTATGATACTATGATTTATCATAAAAATGGCGCCGCTTATCATGAAACAGGTAGATATGATCAAGTATTTGAATACATGTTTATTTTTTTAAAAGGTAAACGTCCTAATATTGTTAATCTAATTAAAGATAAGCCAAATAAATGGGCTGGATCAAAAACATTTGGCACACCTTCTACACGTCAAAAAGACGGTTCAATTAAACAAATGAAAGAAGGATTTACCGTTGGTGAATATGGAACAAGATATAATGTTTGGTATATTGTAAATGGAAAAGGTTTTGGTGGTGATAAATTATCTTACTATCATCCAGCAAGTTTTCCAGAATCTTTAGCAGAAGATCATATTTTAAGTTGGAGCAACGAAGGAGATGTAATTTTAGACCCTATGTGTGGTTCTGGAACAACGCTTAAAATGGCTAAAATGAATAATAGAAATTTTATAGGAATTGATATAAATGAAATTTATGTGACTTTATCCGAACAAAGAATTCAAAATGTTATTCCTTATTCAAATGAAAATAAAAATCAAAAAAATAATTTTATAATTTCCAGAGAAGAAATTTTAGAAAAAAGAAAGAAAAAGAAAGTTGAAAAAAAATAATATAAGTTTAGATTTTGAATTATCAAATAATTTTCGTATCTTTGAATCAAAGAAAAAGAAAATGAAAATCTCTGCTGGTACTTGTATTCTTTACAAGAATAAAATATTATTTTGTCATCCAACAAACGGTTCTTGGTTTGGCTCATATTCACCAGCAAAAGGTGGTGTTGATGAAGGAGAATCTTTTATTGATGCAGCTATAAGAGAAACAAAAGAGGAAATTGGAATTTCCATTTCGAAAAATAAAATATTAAATATTGAAACTCCAATAGAGGTTTTGTATTTTTCGAAAAAGAAAACTATACATAAAATAGTTTATCTTTTTATTGTTAAAATAAATGATTTATCAGAAATTGGTTTAACTTCTGAAATAGTTCCGAAAGATCAGCTTCAAATAGAAGAAGTTGATTGGGCTGGATTTTTAACAGCGGATGAAATTAAAGAAAAATCATTTCATCGTTTTTTAAATTTAATTGAATTAATTAAAAACTAGTAATATGACACTCGAAACAAAAGTCATGGAATCCATGAAGGAAGCCATGAAAGCAAAAGATTCTGAAACTCTTAATGCTTTAAGAGGTATTAAAGCATCATTTTTAACACTTAACACTTCTGGTAAAGAAGTTACGGAAGATATCCGTCTTAAAGAATTACAACGTATGGTCAAACAGCGGCAAGAATCGGCTGCTATTTTCGCACAAAACGGTAGAAATGAATTGGCTGAAAAAGAAATGTTTGAAATTTCTGTAATTGAAAAATTTTTACCAAAACAAATGTCTGAATCTGAAATTGAAGCCGAAGTTAAGGCGGCTATTGCGGAAGTTAATGCTACTTCTATTAAAGAAATGGGCAAAGTTATCGGTTTAGTTTCTAAAAAATTAATTGGTAAAGCAGACGGTAAAACTATTTCTGATATTGCTAAAAAGTGTTTAGCGTAATGATAGATGCAATAGGATATCTTGCCACAATAACTACTATATTATCTTTTACATTCAAAGATATTCTAAAACTACGCATAGTTAGCTCTATCGCATGTGTTTTGTGGATAGTTTATGGTATTTGTAAAGCAGATATTCCTATTACACTTGTCAATTTTTCAGTAGTATCAATACATATTTATTACTTCTTAAAAAGAAAATATGGTAATTGATTTACATCTTCCAAGTTATATAACACAATCAAAGGATTTTGATCCTCGCCAAGCACTTCAAATGCAATTAGATTTATTTGAATCTGAATTAGATAAAGCATTAGTAAATGGTGAATTTGAATTGATAATTATACACGGTATAGGAAGTGGAATTTTAAAAAAAGAAATTCATCTTTTAGCAAAGAGTCATCCACATGTTGACAATTGTGTCAACGAATATCATCCTTTATATGGTTTCGGTAGCACTAAAATAACATTTAAATAATGATAGAAAATCATTCAATTCAAGGAACGCCCGCTATTTATTCTGATGGGTTTGGTTATTTTTATGATAATCTTTATAGATTATATTTTACAGAATATGGTAAATTATGTAGTTTACATTCTTATAGAAACCAAGATAATAATGAAACTACCCCAGATATTGATAAGATATGTAGGTTTATAGAAAAGAATCTGCCACGACATAAAAAATATATTCATGATACTAATTCTCAAATTAATTATATTTACTTCTTTGAAGATATAATGGTTCGTCTTTATAAGGACCATCATTCTGATTCTTCAAGTTATATGATTTTTTATGTTAATTATCCTAAAAAATTAATATCAGATTTTGAATCACTTTCTCTAAAATTAGAGAGAAAGAAAAAGGAAATTGGTGTAATAATTCAAAATTCTAATGGATTAACAGTTTATTATTCACCATTAACTCGTTATGATTTTGATGTAGATAATTATAATGATGATTTAGTGCAAAATCATGAATTAATAGTCAACGAACTTAATTCTGATAAAAATGGAGTGCATTTATTTTATGGTCTTCCTGGCACAGGTAAAACTTCATATATTTCTTGCCTTACTAGTTTAGTAGATAAAAATCTTATCTATATTCCAAATAGTGTTGCGGTAATGATGGATTCTCCACAATTTTTACAATTACTAATGAGTCAAAGCAATTCAGTCTTTATAATTGAAGATGCTGAAAAAATTATTATAAGCAGAGAAATAGATGGACACTCGCCAATTTCAGCATTACTTAATTTAAGTGATGGATTACTTGGTCAAACCTTAAAATCACAATTTATTTGCACTTTTAATACCAACATTGATAAAATAGACAAAGCTTTATTAAGAAGGGGAAGATTACTTTCTTCTCATGAATTTTTACCATTAGAAGAAGAAAAAGCTAAGAAATTAGCCAAAAAACTCGGTAGGGAATATGTTGAAGGACAAAATACATTAACTGATATTTATAACTCTGATATTATAAAAAATAATTTCTTAAATAAAGTTAAAAACAAAATAGGTTTTAAATAAATTAAATTATTCTTTTATGCCGTCAATAGTAATTTTGACGGCATTTTTTGTGCCAGCTACTAAATAAGTGTATAAAGAAAAGGTATTTAATTCTTTCGGAGTTTTTTCAAAAAAATTTGATTCTGATAAAATTTCATCTATCTCATCCATAAATTTTAAATAAAAGTCATAAACATCAGCATCGTTTATCAAACCCTCTATTTGATTCTTATCAGAATCTTCTTTATATGCCTCAATGAAATCATTTACAGTTTTAGCATCAGAAGTATTTAAAGATTTTTTTACCATCTCTAATAATTCTTCTTTAAGTTTAATATCAATTTTTACTTCTTCGGCTTCTTTTAAATAAATCGTGAATTTTTTCATAATGTATATATTATTTTTAATAATTAAATTCCCCAATTACCATTAAATACACCATTATACCACATTCCTCCGTAAAAATTACCACTTTCGAATATACCATTATACCAAATGCCGCTACTCCAATCTATGTTATTAAATTTACTAACTAATCTCATACCAGTATCTATATTATAACTTGCTGTGCCTGCATAATAACCTGTAACACCTAAACTACTTAAATCATAATTTAAAGTTAAGAAAGTCCAATTATTATTGTAGTCATACTCAATTAAAGCAACACGATATCTGCCATAATTAGAATAATTACCAAGTTGTAAATAAGGTGTTGTAGTTCCATTAGCAAGCATATTAACATAATCACCTATGTTAAACATAAATAAGCCATTTAATGTTATTATGTTTGTTTGTAAATTAATTCCTATAATTTCTATATCCATTAAAATACCTGAAATCCATTCACTACCACTTATGTTTATATTATAAACTATACCTCCATAAAAATTGCCAGAATTAAAACTACCAGTTTTCCATTGTGAGTATTTATGAATTGGTGAAGCACTAATTGTTCCACCTACTATATTTTCACTTGAATAAAAATTACCTGATGAAAATACTCCACCTTGCCAAATGGCATTTCTACTATTAGATGCCAAAGATCCAAACTTATTTAATGTATTAAAATTATTTCCAAAAATACCATTATACCACATTCCATTTTGAAAATCTCCACTATTAAAAGAACCATTTAACCAATAAGCAGGTTTGTTAAATGAATTAAAAGTGCCAGAATACCAATTTCCTTCTATCCAAACACCACCATAAAATATACCAGATTCCCAAATACCATTATTCCAAATACCATTAAACCACAACCCAGATTTCCATGTATCGCCATACCAGCGACCATTTATCCATGAACCAGAATTCCATGTGCCTGAAAAAAATCGACCATTATACCATACAGAATTATAGTTATTATAATTAGTATTCCCTATGAATATACTATCACCGTTATCTATTACTTGAGATGAAAACCAGTTTCCACTATACCAATCGCCAGAAACCCAAGTTCCGGAATACCAAGTGTCTCCAAACCATCTACCAGAATACCAAATTCCACTATACCAAACTATACCATTATTATTTATACCAATAACAGCATCTTCTATTTCAGCTTCTAGAATCCAATGATAGTTATTTTGTATTATATTTATATCTAAACCATCAACCAATCTAAATGCTGGGTTTGTTGAATTTTGTACTATACTATTTGTTTTACCATTAATTAGTAAATTATTCGCTGATAAGATTGTCGGTATTTTAAACATCATATCATTAGATATTTCTAAAAGATTAACAGGTGAATAATTAAAAAATGGATCAAATATAAATGTTGTTAAATAACCTATATCAGTTACACTTGGTGTAATTAAATATTCAGTGTTTATCATAGCTATATATTCATCAATTTTTGTAACTGAATTAATGCCTATATAACTTGGATTTAATTGTTGTGAAGAGCCAGTTCCTCCTGTAAAATTTAAATAGCCTAAAAATGTTCCATTAACATCTTTTAATCCATCTGTTGTAATTGCTAAATTACCCATGTCTGTAAAAGTGTCATTTATTGTTATTTGTTCCATATAAGGAATATTAACAACATTTAAAGTTAAGATATTATCAGAATTAGTAAAAATTATTGAATTAATATACTTTTTAATATCACCGTCAGATAAAAGTATTTTAGTATAAGAATCTGTATTTATTTTTGTTTTAATAGGATTATCATAAATATTGACATTCCATAAACCAGAATTAAATTTTTTATCGATTAGAGGTTTATTCAAATTATTAAAAATTTCTAAATCTGCTGATATTTGCCCTAATGTATTTCTCGAAATTATATCAATAGAATTTAAAGCAACTCGATAATGTGTTATACCATCATCAGTTTTAATTATATTATCATTAAATTCTAAAGCCCATCCACCATATACAGAATCATAGTATTTGTTAGTTATTAAAACTTGTGTTTTTGTAAAATTACCAGCAGAAGTATAAAGATTTAAATCAACAAATGTATTAAGCCAAAGTGTATCATATTGAAACTTTAATTCTGAACCAAATAATAATTTATTTTTAGCATAACTCATAGTTCCTGGTAAAGGAAGATTAGAATCAAAATAAATATTTGTTGAAGTAAAACTACTTGCTCCATTACAAGGAAGACCTACATAAATAGGCATGCTGTAAAAAATTTTACTTGCGGTAAATGTTGAGTTTATATTTGAAAGATAATTTAATAAACTATATTTTGGTGTATATCCAAATAAATTAAACGTATCTTCATAAATTAAATTATTTGTTGTTAAAGTAGAACCATTTATTACATTTAAATTAGCTTCTAATGATTTATAAGCGGTATAATTGTTAAAAACAGGATTTACAGTTAAATTATTTCCGTCATATGTTAAATTATACCCAGTTGATATAGGGTGATTTTCAAAATTAGACACTAATACAGACGCATTTTCAAACTTATTTAAGTTTGTAATACTAAGTGAAGGGCTATTTTTTATGCTGTTTAAAATCGCTGTATTGAAGTCATTAAAAGCATAAAAATATGTAAACAACGCACTTGTTGTCAAACCATAATTTACCATTAAATTTGCATTTATATTAGAAGCAGAAATCATCAGAATATCACCAGGAACACAAAAATCATTGGGTAATTTAAAAACTGATATATAACTGTTCATAAAAACAGAATATCCTGATGATGGTACAGTTGGAGTAAAAGGATTCCATCTTGATGTTATATAACTTCCTACGTTTGGATATAAACCAGATATATCATTATAATTTAATGTTATATCGGAACTACTAAAAGTAATTGAAGAAGTATTTCTAATACTGAATAATGTATTAAGTGTTATTTCATTTCCAGATGAAGTATCTGCGCCAACGGCTGGATAAACTTTCCAAATATCTTTTAAATAATCTAACCAAGTGGCTTGATTATTATTAAAATAAATTTCAGATAAAGTAGAACCACTAAATGTTACAGAATTTGGCAATCTATAATTAAAATTTTCATCAAAGAAATTTAATTTGTCTGCCATATCATACTCCATAAATAACATTTTTGGAATTACTGTTTCTGTTTGTATTGAAGTTTCAATGCTTGAAGTATAATTATAATCATAAATATTAGCAAAATTACAAGCTCTATATAAATCTACTCCTTCAAAATCAAATATGCGATTACTATAAGTTGAAGCAACAATTGAATAAGAAGAACCGCCAATTTGATTAGAAGTTGTGCTTACATATTTAAAAGTATTTATATCAAATGTATATAAATTATCTCCTGAAACGAACATATTATTTGTACCATTTTGTCTTGTAATAGAAGTTAAATCGCCCAAAGATTGACTAAATGATAAATATAAAACATCATGTTCAGTTACAAAATTATTAATCTCATAACATAAAATATTGCTATTATTTGTAACCATAAATAAGCAATCCATAGAATATGTGATTCCATTACCAGCCATTAAATCAACAGCAGTAGCATATGTTAAGCCCCAACCATACTGATAAGTGTCAAAATGTGTATAATACATATCATTAATATCTTGTATTAGGTCATATGTATCTGTTAATGAAAGATTTTTAACTAAATTAATTTGCTCAAAATTAAAACCACTTAAATCAGAATAAGTTAATTCAACAAATAAACCATTTTCACCAGCTAAAAAAATTAAATTATAATTATAATAAAGACAACGATTGTAAGACCAATTTTCTTGACCGATATTTAATGAAGTCCAATTAAATCCTCCATCTTTTGTGTAATAAATACAATTATTTTTACCAACAACCATACCGTTTAAATCATTTACAAATGAAATAGACATTAATTGTCTCCACTCATCTCCTAAATCTATTTTTATTATACTAAAATCTAATTTAGACATTCTTAAAATATTTCCATTATCACCACACATCCAATAATAATTTGTAGTTTGTGTAATACTTCTTATATTGTCTTTATATGGATTCCAAACATATTGTGAATAAGATAATTGTTGTAAATTAAGTATAATTCCAAAATCACCAACATATAACAATCTACTTGGAATAGTATATGTAAAACCTTCAATAGTTAAAGATTGTGTAGCATGTTTAAGAATGTCGTAATAATTTGATTCAAATAAATTATGATAATCTACTTGATTTCTAACTAAATAATTTTTTGAAGATTTAAATTCAAAGGGTTCTCCTTTAATTGGATAAAATCCATTCTTTTTTCTTGATAGAGCAAATTGTGAATCTTGATATGTAGTTCCTAATTGAACATAAATACTCAATTGACTTATTAGGCTATAAGTCATTAAATCTTGTTTAATTAATTGTCCATTTTGAAAAATATAAATACCATTATCAGAATTATAGTATTCATAAGTTATATCGGCTATATTCGTGCTTACAAAATAATAATTTACATCAAAATAACTATCTGGATTTACAGTAAAATCTAAATCTACTGTTGACAATTGATCTTTTACTAAAACCAAATTTCCATTCAACAAATCTATTCCATCTATTTGGCTAAAAGTACTAGAATTTAAATCAATCTGTTCAGTTGTAGCAACACTAACATTTATTGTATTTAATGAATCAATGGTTTTTAATGGAGTAAAAAAATTTTTAAGACTAAAGCCATATTCATAAGAATAGTTTTGATAAGTATTTAAACTACTTGGGTCAATAATAGATCCATCTGTTGGCAATGATGTCCAATTAGAATATAAAGGTGATACTACCCATGTAGAATTATCTTTATATTTTAAAGAATCATAAATACTAGCAGTATTACTGGTATACAAGTAAGTTGCTCCACTCAAATCTCTTGAATAAAGTTGTAATTGTGATAAATCTTGTTTAAGATTATCATAATTATCTTGGCTAAGCGTGTCTGTTTGCTTAACCCACATTTGAGTATCTGTATTATATATGTACATAATTTATCTTTTTACTTTTAATTTCCATTTAACACTCTTGGTTAAAACTTCAATTGATTCTTTAACTATAACTACCTTTGATTTTTCTAAAATAACCTTTATATGATTAATAAATTTATCATAAGTATATATATCAACAATATAGTCTGATACTATTATCTCAAATTTATTTGAATCTGAAAAAATAAGTTCATAAATTAAATCATCAGTTTGTTTCATATTTTATATATAAAAATAATCTCTTTTTAGAATTCATAAGTTATATTTTTTATTTAAACAACTAAACGAATAATATATAAAATAAAAAAAACGCATGGCAAACCCAAAAGCAAAACAAAGGTCTAAAAAAGAAGCTTATATTGAAGCCGAAGAACTTTTAGAACAAAGACAAGTTAGCTCTTCTAGAAAAAGTCGCTTTAATAAAGCAGAATTAGAGAGATGTGGTATAGTTCTTAATCAAAAACAATTAGAATTATATAAAGGAATCAGAAATAATACTTTAACAATATGTCAAGGCCCTGCTGGAACCAGTAAAACCTTTACCGCTTGTTATACATCTCTCGCACTTTTAGCTGATCAAAAAATTGAAAAAATAGTTTTAACTAAACCAATACAAGAATCAGGCGAAAATTTAGGCTTTTTACCAGGCACTATTCAAGAAAAAACTGATCCATTTATGAAATCTTATTTTTCTAATTTTGAAAAAATTATTGGAAAGGGACAATTAGAATGGATGCGAGCAACTGGTGAAATAATTGTAGAACCATTAGCTTATATGAGAGGTACTACTTATGATAATTGTATTATGTTAATGGATGAAGCACAAAATTCAACAATGACACAATTAATGTTATGGGTAACTCGTCTAGGTAATAATTCAAAAGCTATTATGATGGGAGATATATCTCAATATGATATAAAAAAATCAGATTCAAGGTTTTTAGATTTTATAAATCTTTATAAAGATGATGAAGGTATTTTTAACTTTGCCTTTGCATCTGATGATATTGTAAGAAATAAATTCTTAATTAACATCGTTAATAAATACGAAAAGTGGAAAACTGAAAATGATAAGCTAGTTCAGCAAGAACAACCTTGGAAAAGAAAATAATAAAAAAGCACCAATAATTATTGGTGCTTTTTATATATAGTTTATGAACTATTTAATTAAATATTCAAATTTTGAAAATCTATCAGAAAAAAAGTCCTATTATAAAGAAGGAGATATTGTTTATATTGAATACTGGTATAATAAGATGATTACAAAAGTTCGCATAAAAGAAATAAAAGGAAGAAAATTCCTTGTTTCACATAATATATCCGAATCAAAAATTAAAAATGCTCCGGACGAAATAATTAAATCAACTCAAATTATTAGCAAATTATAATAAATAATTTTCTACAAATTGTTCCTCAATTATTGCATATTCTTTTGCAGAAAAATGCTTATCATTAATCGTGTCTTTATACAAAGTAAAAAGATCCTTTTTTGAAATTAAAGAAATTTGAGGGGGTTTACATACATTTTTAATATCTTCTTCAACAGAAGCATAAAGAGTTTCTTCATAACCATAAACCTTATTAAGATTGTTCTCTCTTCGTTTTGGTTTATCATTCCATTTTTTGGCTCGATTTTTTTCTAACCAACTATTATAATTAGTAGAATTATAATTATATTCTTTATATTCTTTTATTTGTGTATTTCTTTTAACAGGTAAATTATCCCAATTAATTAAACATGAAGCCATACAAAGTTTTTCTAAAAAATCTATGTCTTGATATTCATCATGTGTATGTTCTTTATAATAACCAACAGATATATTAGTGCATTCAGGTATTATATTTGTAAATTGAGCAGAATCTGTGCCTACACCAGTATCATCTGGTTTTAATTCCAATCCTAAATCTATAAATTCTTTTGATAAGAATTCGGCAAACTCATTAGAACAACATCTTTCACAAGATTGATGTGTTATTATTGAGCAAGTATCTTTCCTGTCAAAAGATATTATCTTATCATATTTAAAATAAAAGTCTTTATCTTTTGAAGCAGCTGCTTTACTACCAATGCATCCAACTTCTTCTCCAATGTAAAAGAAATAAGTTCCGGGTATTTTTTGTTCAATCATATAAAGAAGCACACACATGCCAGCCTTATCATCAGCACCAAGTATAGTTTTACCATTAGTTTTGATGATATTTCTTTCTATAATATGTGTAACTTCTTCATATTTTTTTGAAACCGTATCAAGATGACAAGTAAAAATAGTTTTTGATTTACCTATTTGATAGTAAAAATTACCATGATTGTCACGTTTAATATCCTTAGGTAATGCATATCTTAAACGATTTTCATTACCATAAGGATATGTGCGACTTGTTAGTTTTAAAAAAGTTTCTTTTATATTCATTCTAATATATCATTAATCCTTTGTTCTCTAAAATCAGATAAAACCATGAAATGTTTAGCAAATGTTGCTATTTCAACTCCAATAGAAAATATATTCTTCAACACAAACAACCTTAATATTTTTCTTTAAAATAACAATTTTTGACATTTAGAATATTTAAAATTTGCTTACCTCTTTGTGTAATAGTTTTTAACTTAATTTTAAAACTAGTACTACTTAACCCACCAAAAATTGGAGCATTTGAATGGATTTCAGCAAGTCCACTTAAAAGTAATGTAATTGCTAATGGATTTTTACAGAATTCCTCAACACCTTCGGATTTTAAAGTATGGATGTCCATATCGTGTCTTACTAAATCAGCGGCTATTTTGTTTTTAAATAACTAATGTTTTATCATCTACTAAATTAGTCAAAATAAATTCTTTATTTTCAATTACCCATTCAGGTATTTTCCATTCGTATTTCAATAGTTCGTTATTTCTTAAATGATTTATCAAATCAAATAAGTAATTTTTAACAGATTTTCCATGCTCTAATGTTGAAAATCCTTTACTTTGTTCGCAACTTTGCATTGCTTCTCTTAATGCTTGTAATGTTATCTACTTCATATTTTCTATTATTTTTAATTTTGTTATCCGTTTCGCCTTTTTAATTTTTTATTTCTTAGTTTTTAAAACTAATGGCAAATGAGAAAGAGATTTACGAATTTCTGGTGTTCCATACACACAAATAGCAGTAAAAGCATTTACATCAGGTTCATAAAAAGATGAACTTGGTGTTTTTTTATCTAATTTTTCAAAAAGTTTTAATAAGGATTCTTCGTCTTTAACTGAAAGACAAATAATGGAATTTGATTGTTTCTTCCATTCTTTAAAAGTTTGTGTATGCTCGGCAGCGAATTCTGCGATTGCATGTGCTGATTGCACAACTGAATAGCCAGGTGTTATATCTTCTCTGGATATTACTAATAGTTTCGTTTCGTTAAACTTGTCAATCTACATAAGTAATTGTTTTTGTTTTTATATATTTATTTTTTAATTTTGTTTCTAATTGAATTTGTGGTTTTTCTGTTTCTTTATTTAATAGGTTTATCATCATTCGGATTCGATTTCATTTTTTGTATTTTTATATGCTCTTAAATCAAGTAAAGAAATTAAAAACCAAAGAAAAGCCCAGATATAATTATATTGAAATAATGAAACGCCAAACCATGCTAAATCAATAAAAATTGATATAGTTATAAACATAAGCTTTCTTTCTAATGTTTCGGCTTTTATATTCAAATAGCTAAATAATATAGTTAATATAAGTAAAATAAATTGTATCATTATTGAAATGTTTTATCAACAATAAATTTTTTTGATTTAATTGCATCAAGTATATCAACTTGACATTCATTAGTTACATTTTCAATTGGAAAATCCATTCCTTTATCTAAACAATAAACATTACCTTTATAAGTATAGATAGCATCTACCTCTAAATTTTCGTTAAATACACAAGGATGTGTTGAATTTTTACCTAAAATAGATATGAGTTCTTCTTTGATAGTCATAACACAATTATTTTTACAAAGATAAGAATTTTTTTTTTAATTTTCAAAATAAACAAACATATATAAATTTGATATATAATTTTGAGCTGTTCGCTAACTCATGTCGAGTAACAATTGGTTGCTTTGAATTTTTTTGAAGAGAAAATAAAGATATGGGATAAAATAAAAGAATAGAAATGTATTACACAACACAACACAATCCAGGTGCCTGGATCGTCGACTCTCGTGATAGAGGACGTAAAAAGATTTATTTAAACGGTAAAGTTTATTTACCAAATAATCAAGAATTCTTAATCGAATTATTTAATCCACTTCAAGAATCAATTTTAGCGGAAATAAAAATTAATGGGAAAAATGCTTCTTCCAATGGTTTAGTTTTAAGACCAGGAGAAAGACATTATTTAGACTGCTTCGTTGATGATAAAAGAAAATTTGTTTTCAAAACCTATGAAATAGAGAATAGTTCCGAGTCATTAAACGCAACCGCTAATAATGGTTTAGTAGAAGTTTCTTTTTATAAAGAAAAAACTAATAATTACAATTATAGTAATTACAATTATTATAATCAAAATGGTTATTATCCTACTGTAACTTATCCTACTAATTTATCTATAACTTATACAAGTAATATAATAAATGATACAGATTCTTTAATCTCTAATTCATCATATTCAAATAAAAATGATTTTAACAAATTTCAGCCTAAAACAACCTCATGTTATTATAGCGGAACTCATTTTGATAATGCGAATAGTATTAATAAAAGAACTTTATCATCAGATAAAACTGAAACTGGTAGAATTGAAAGGGGTGATAAATCAAATCAAAAATTTGAATCTGTTAATATGGATTTTGAATCTTATTCAATAAATAAAATTACTTATCAAATACTTCCAGAATCTAAAAAACCAATTGAAACAAAAGAACTAAAAAATAACTTTTGTACATCTTGTGGATTTAAAAATAAAGATTATAAATTTTGCCCAAATTGTGGTGAAAAAATATAAAATGAATTAAGAACAGCTCAAAAAAAAAGACATCCAAATTTGGATGTCTTTTTTATATATAGTATATGAAGTATTTAAAATTATTTGAAGAAATTGATTTCACATTAGATAAAACCCAATTTGTTTATTTATATAAAACAATGATTGATGATATTCCATTTTATGTTAGATTTTTAAAATCTATTAAGAAGAAAGTTTATGTTAGAAGATATAATGAAGATTCATCAGTAGATAAATTTAAAACTGGTTATGGTAAAAAAGAAGCAATATTAACCGCTATAACTAATATAACTAAAGAATTTATAAAAAATGTAAAACCAAATTGCATAGTAATTCCACATATAGCTATGAAATTTGAAAGTGGCGAATTAAATGAACCAAATAAAAGAGCAAAAATGAACTATGAATATTTAAAAAATATATCTGGTTATAATTTAGAATATTATAATACTTTGTATAAATCAAATAACGAAGAAAAAACTTTAACATATTGTTTTCTATCAAAAGATGGTTATATACCAGATATTAAATTGCTTATGCCACAAAATTCTATTTATAAAAAAGTTTTTATAAATTAGCATACTTTTTAAATTTTTCCAACATCAATTCTGTGATTACATCAGATACATTTAAAGAATTAATATATTTAACATCTATTTTTGCTGCCACATCTAATCTATGTTCTTGAGATTTATCAACCGCTATTTCATGATAGTCATTTTCAGTTAAAGTTAAAATAGACATATAACATTTATTAGAACTACCTTTAAAAATAAAAAGTGGTTTTTCTATTTGAACCTTAAAATTAGGTCTAACTACTATACCAGATTCTTCTTGTAATTCTCTTAACATTGCTTCTTCTGGAGTTTCATCCTTTTCGATGCCGCCACCTACTAAACATATGTGTAATTCTTGACCGTTTGCATATTTATATGATGGAATATATTCTTGACGAAGAACAATTTTATTTAATTCGATTAAATAGGGAATGCAGACCACAACATCTCTATCAGAGACAATACTCCAATCTTCATATTTTGTTATTGTTAAATTCTTATCTTTATAAGCGATATTATTATCGTCAATTTTCTTTTCCTCAGGTTTTAATTTACTAAATTTTTCCATATTCTATATATTAATATATATTGTATGAAAAAATTTAATGAATTTATTAACGAAGAATATGGTAGGAAAATTGAATTAATTTCAAAAAGAAATCCAGCCTTGAAGATTACATTTGATGTAAAAGATGGAAAAATCTATAATATAGTCAATAATGCACATATGAGATTTCCTTATGTCGAAGGACAATATTATACAAGAAATATGGAAACTTGGTGTTGTAATAACAATTTTTTACTAAATGGTGAAGATACTTGCCCAGAACCAAAAATATTTGGTATAAGAGCCAAAGATATACCAAAGGGAGATATATTAAGAAGTATTTATCCTAATAAATTTAGGAAATAGTTATTCACAAAATTCACAAGGATATTTTTGTTCAATCAAAGATAAAATAACTGGACAATCAGGATCACCATATTTACAACCATGTTTAAGACAGCAATGTGTTTTATGCACACCCCATCTATCTTGTGAAATAGTTGTCTCATCTTTAGATGCAGCCAATTCTTGTTTATCTCGAATTTTTTCATATTCAGTTATGCTATTTATATCTTCAATTAATTCATCAATCGTTACATCATGATGATTTATATCAGAGTAAGCAATCTGCATACCATCATCTTTTAGAGATTGAAGAAAGATATTAAATCTTACTCTTTGCTCTATAGTAAGATTATAAATGAATGAATTAAAATTATTAAACATTATTTATTGTTTTATTTATTGTTATTGAAAGCCAATTATCTTGGTTTAAACAATAACTTTTTTCTACATACTATAACTTTTATCTACAAGATCACGAACTTCATCCATACCTTCTATTATTTTTTTAAAAGGTTCATCTAGTAATTTAGATTCTAAATGGAAGATATGTCCATATTCTTTTATGAAATAGTAAAATTCAATAATTTCTTGTATTTCATCTTTTTTTATTTTATTTAAATCCATAAATATTTAATTTTATTTGAAAAATTCATCAATCCATTTATTTCTTAAACAAGATTGATAAACTTTATTGTTATTTTTTTTTAAGTTCATTTTTAGTTTTATATAAAGAGGCAATTTCTTTACAAGACTCATAAGTCCATTTAGGTTTTGACCCTAAACGAGGCTTAGAAGTCATATGTGAGCATAACTCATTTAACCATTTGTTTCTAACACAAGCATTATACGCATTTATATTACCTTTTCGAAATCTGTTTTTGTTTTATATTTTAAAGCTTCTTCTTTACATTTTTCTTTCGTCCACTTAATTTTAGATGGCGAAGTTTTTATTAAAAAATTACAACAATCATACCATTTATACCTAACAATCTGTTTATATAGATTAGGTTTTTCTGTCCTAAAATCTTTTAAATAAATATATTTTAGTGCTTCTTGATTACAAATTTCCTTTGTAATGTTTTTATGATTACCGCCAATGTTTCCTGCTTTTTGTGAGTTCAAAATATACCAATTATTGTTTTTATAATTCTGTATATACTCACCTTCTTTTATTTTTGCTAAATTAACATCAATATAATCTGTTAATTTAACCAATTTAGGTTCTAATCCACTTTCTATATAATGCTTATTAACTTGGCTTTTAGAAGAAATATAATGTTGTTTCTCTATAATATCTATATTATAAGTTAGTCCAATATAAACATTATTATCAGGAAATTCAAAAGCATATATACACCTCTTATATAGATTTCCTATTTTTGGCATATGTTCACATATTTCATCTAACCAACAATTTATATAGGCAGATTTATATGCTTGATAAGAACCTTTCTTAAATTCTGTTTTTGTTTTATATTTTTTTGATTCTTCTAAACATAAATCTTTTGTCCAGTATGAACCTAATTTAAAAATTTTATGTATATCATCAAGCCAACTATTTCTTAAACAACTCGTATAAGCACTCTTTGACATGGTTTGGAAATCCCTAAACTTAGAATATTTTGATGCTTCTTCCAAGCATCTATCTTTAGTCCATTTTATTTCCATATAATCATTATAAAAATCTTTCAGCCAATTATTTTTATATGATTTTACATAGGCATATTTAGAATTTTTTCTAAAATCCTCAACCAATTTATGCTTCAATGCTTCTTCTGCACATTTTTCCTTTGTCCAATAATTTTCCGGCTTCATAGTTTCAATTACTCCCTTATGCCTTGTTTTATTAATTAAAAACTATAGTTAAGGGTCCTTTTGCGAAACTTGACTTGTGACTTACTATTGTTATCTTCGGTGATTCCAAGTTCCAATTTAGCATTTTGACGTTTCAATACCAAACCCTCTATCATATCTATTTTTGATAAATCTGTATATAAATTAACAAATCCGTCATAATAAGTTTTTGTCCTATAAATATTTTTATCAATAAAATACAAATATTTCTTTTCAGAATCTTCTGTGCCATAAATTTCATCTAAAAGATTTACTCTTTCAACAAAAGATTTACCAAGTAAATAATCAGAATTATATACTAAAATATCAAAAATAATTAATTTATGATTGAATGAATCACCGGTTTCATCATTTTTATTTTTATTCAAATATTCACCATTTATAACCATCCATTTGCCTCTTTCTCCTTTAAAAATATTTTCACAAATTTCTTCAGTAGTTAGATTAAAATTTGTCAATCTTTCTTTGCGCCGATTAAAAACTTTTACATCTATACCATTAGTGAAAATAGTGCAGTTTGACCCGTTAAATTTTGGTTGAGCAAGCATCATACCATTATCATATTTCTGAATATCTTGAATAGGTGCCGCATTTTTAGGGCGACAAGGATAGATGTAAGAAAAGTTATTATAACGCATAGTTTCTAATTTTAAACAAAGATAAGAAAAAATTTTGAATAAAAAAATTAAAATAATGTTAATATATAATTAAATATATAATTATATGTATATTAAATTATTTGAAGATTTTAATTTAGAATACAATAGCACCTTATATAATATAATTAAAAAAACTATTATTAAGTTACATTATGATACCGATAGAGATTTTAAAGAAGTTGCTGATTTATTATTATTAAATGGATTGTCTAAACCAATAGCAGCACAAGTGTCTAAATTATTAATTAGAAATAAAATAAAAGAACCAGAAAAAATAGATAATTATATTGATAATATAATACAATTAATGAAATATACAAATGATAAACCTATATTTAAAAACTTATGGGGTCAATAAGGAACATAAAATATATTTTATGTGAGTGATGTTGTTTAATATATAATTAAAATATATTAAACTATGGCTTGCCCCCTATACAAATCATTAAAAACCAACGGAACATCATTCTATGCTTTTCCTTCTGCTGCTGAAAAAATATCTGCTGCTTATCAAAATCAAAATGATAAGATGTATTTTTCAAATTATCTTTTATTAAATTTCCCAGCACAAAATTTATATTCAGGTTCAGGAACAAATAGTAATCAACCTATTTATTGGGATTTTACTAACGCTACTGGTCAAGGTTGGGGTTTCCAAACACCTGCAGGTTATACGCCACCCAACTCCTTTGGTGATGCAGTGATAGAATCTTTGAGAAATTATGTAGCTAATTTTGAGGAAACTATGATGACTTCGAAATTAAATACAACAGATTATTATTTTAATAATAATTCATTAAATGTGCCAGCAGAAAAAATATTTTTTAAATGGGCAAAAAAAATGAATTTAATAGATTTTGAACCTGCTAATAATGGTGACCAATATATAGGAACTTTAACAGAATTTCAATCTAATAATCCATTAGATACGTCATATTTTCCCGAAGTTTTATGGACAGAAAGAACAACTAATGCTTATTCTTTATATTCAATCTATGCATTATCGTCAGGACCTTTTAATGGATATTTACAATTAGTTTTTCAAGATACTACTAATTTTAAAGTTGGTGATATAATACAAATGAATGGAGAAACAAATACTACCGTTACTTTTTTAAATGGCGTAAATGCAAAAGTTTTAGCAGTTACACCAGCTACAAGTACTTATGGACAATCGGTAACTGTTAATCTAAATAGTAGCATTTTTCCGCAAATAGGTGCTCCTGGATTTCCAACAATCATCGGAACATTGGGTAACCAATTAACAGGTTCATATAATTTGATTTATAATAAATTAGTTCAATATATTGGAGAAGTAAATGGCATAAATAATGTACAACAAACAAATTTATCTTATACGGAAGTTTATGCGCAGGTTGCAGGACAAAATGGAGCCACACCAGATGTTTTATTTAGAACCATGATTGACGAAAATTATGTACCTAATTCTGTTTTCCCTATTTTACCTTCTGAAATACAACCTGAAATAATTGGAGCAGAAATTTATACAAGCCCTATAGTAGTTAATCCACAGAATTATCCTGGCGGTTATTATGGACAATTTGATACAACAGATTTTACTTATGTAACATCAAATGGTGATTCTAACAGAAGAAGTGGTGATTATTATGGAATAAGTGGTAATACAACAGTACCGCTTGTAAATTCGGCAAATTTAGATGGAATTTCTATTGATTTTGATCCTTCTCATTATGCAAAAATGAATATTTATGGTATGGAAGTTACTAATTTCGAACAATTTAATGCGTTAATGGTTAATAATATACCACCATCTGATTTCAGTTTTAATGCAATATTATGGTATTATACATATGAAGATTTGAATGGTAATTCAGTTCAAGATTTATATGGAATTTCATTTTTAAATAATCCAAATAACAGTGATATAAATACAGGAGAACAATTTCCTGTTGCTGAAAAATATGTTGCCACAGATACACAAGATGGCACTTCTTATAATTTTTCATTAGATTTAAATTTCAATATAGTAAATGAGAATCCACAAGATACATTTAATCCTGAGGCAATTAATTCTTTATATTCTTTTGATTTGTTTAATCAAGCGATGCAAAATTTAGCAAGCTTAAATGATTCTTTCCAAGATATTATTTATGATAATGTGCAAATTAAAACTGCTTTAAGTAATTTAACGCAACAAATTTATACACAACCTCAAATAAACAATATACTTGGGCAAATTTCTTATATGAATAATTTGTTACAATTATATTCTACAAACCAAATAATTCCATCTAATACTATTGATGTAAGTAATTCAACTGTAGGTGGAAATCCAATAATACAATTAAACTCAATAGATCCAAAATATTCTAATGTTACAACTATTTTAACAACAAATTTATATGCTTCAACTGGTATAGTTCCATTTAATTATAACATAACAACACAAAATAAAGATTTCTTAATTTATATTTCAAATAATGATCAAACTTATTTTAATTTACCAAACAATTCAGTTTTAACGATTGTAATTAATAGAGATTTAGATCCTAACCAAACTATGGATTTAATTATTAATGCGGAAAATTATGCAACACAAAATAAACAATTGAGTGTTTTTATTAATTATTCAAATAGTAATTCTGCTCCTGTTTTAACTCCTATAATATCTAATATAAATTTACCTGTTTATTATAATACATCCAATTTAACAACCAATTCTGCTTATAATTGGAGTGCCTTTAAATTTAATATCGACTTAACTAAACCTTTAAGATTAAATGTAGGTTCAATATTAGAAGTTCCGCTTTATGGAGATGGTAATTTAATTTCTAATAGTTTTAATTCTGGTGATACTTTATTATTAAATGATTTTTCAGTTGGCACATCGAGCACAATAGATTTTTCTGGACAATATACTATTTCAAGTGTTGGAGCAACAAATTCTTATATTTATTTAGATATTAGTTCAAATACTAAATTAATAAGTTATGGTTCTTCATCTTCTCTGCCATTAATACTTAATAATAGTGGTAGTTATTTATTAAATAATATGCCTTATTTTAGTTTAAATAAAGGTTGTAAAATAAGTGTCACAAGAGTAGATCCAACAGATAGTTCTTTATTTACAGATAGATATTTGGTTACAACAGAATTGTATTAATTTGTTTAACATTTTTAATATATAAAAATAAAAGAAAATATGTCTTGTCAAATTGGTGTTAATTCAATTTTTGGTGCAAATAATTATATTAAATTATTAAACAGTGATATAGTTGCAATCGAAGGGCCTAATACCTTAGAAAGAATAATAGCTAGTGATATTAAGATTCCATATAAACAAGTTTTAAAAGGAAGAATACAATTAAAAGCTGGACAAATTAATTATTTAATGAATCATTTAGGACTCGGTGATAACGCAACATTTTTAGCTATTATAGCTCGTTATGATTCTAACTCTGTTAATGAAGAAGATAATTATTTAGAATGGTATTATTATGATGACCCAGGTACAGTTCATTATATGGACCAAATAATGGTTTTAACTGGAAATTCAACTAATAGAATACCACAGTTGTATTTTACCAACCCAAATGGTAATTACAATGTACAGTTAGATGTTATGGTTGCGGTTATTGACGATACTTATACATTCTTTAATGATACAACTAATCAAACTGGATTATCATTTTATAATTTACAATGTAACGCAACTATAAACTGCATTAATACTTTTGTAACAAATGAATCTATAGTAATTTTCGACACAAATACCCCTAGAAGTGCATTAGTTTATATCACTAATGTGGATATAACATCGATAAATATTAATGGTGATTTAATAATAATAGATTCACAAACACAAGGAAAAATTTTCTTACAGTTTATTTCAACTAGTGATGCAAAACAAGCATATTCTTTGATTAACTGGATTTTACAAAATATAGGTGTAGTTGTAAATAGTATTAATTTAGACTTATTACCACCAATAGTATATTTATATTCACATGTTAATAATGACACAACAAAAGCATATATATCATTCGGTGGTATGACAGCAGGTGTTCCATATAATACCGGAACAAGTTCCGCTGTTACAATGACATTCTCAACAGCATTTTCGCTATCACAATATGGTGATTTAGTTTACGGTTCATATACTATTACTAAATCAGTTTTATATAACATACTAATTAGTGGTGTATCAGATAATAGGGACGGAAATATTAGATTAGATGATGCTGATTTAATTTTAGAAGATTATAATTGTAATGTATTATCATCAATCGCAGCAACAGGAACTTATAGTTTATATTTTAATATAAATGATTTGGCTGGAAATATGGTAAGCCCAACAACTTATATTCAAATGAGTGTAACAACATAAAAATTTTTAGAATAAATGGCTAATTTTAATTATTTAGATTTTTTCAAAATACCAAGCGCAAATGATACTAAATTATTTATAAAAGATATAAATAATAATATTGTATGGTCTTTATCTCCATTCAAAATAAATTCCTCTATTTTAAATAATAATAATATTAGAATTAATTTTACTAATGGTGATTTTGTTCTTATAGATTTTAATAATGTTTATGAATCTAAAATAGCATTAACTAATTTACAAAATGCTATTAATATATTAATTAATAAACCACCCCTAAGTATAGACAAAGATGTAGAATTATACATAAATAATTTAGGATTAACTAATTCAAATTCTTCATCATTTAGTAATTTAATAGCCTATAATCCAGAAGGTCAAACATATAGTGTAGTTAATAACGCAAATAGCTTTACTTTTTTAACAGGTGCTTCTAGTACTTCAAATATATCCACATTACAATCATACGATAATTCACAAGGTATTTATTTAGAAACAATAATTCCCGGTCCAACAAGTAGCTCTAATATTTCTAATATTGTATTAGGTGTATTTGGCTTAATTTATAGCTACTATATTAGTATAAATGACACAGGTTCTTTAATATCAAATTATTCAATATATGATTATTACGGGAATGATATTTACGATGGCACATATAGTCAAAGTTTTTTATTTTCTATTTATTTAGATGGATATAATGTTTATTATGGAATAAATGGTAATAATATTTGTTCTTCAACTTATTCAATAGATTCTTATTATTATTTATCATATCCAGTAACAACTTTAACCACTAATTATACATTTACAAATGTTGAATACTACCCTACTGGAAAAAGAGGATATGCTGATAAATATTTTTGCACTACAAATACATATATAACAATACCATCTGTATATGGTGTGGTAACATTACAAACACAACCAAATTTATCATATACCAGTGGTCAATGGGTTTTAGTTTCAAATTATAGGGATAATTTTTACACAATAGGCGATTATGATGAAGACGATAGTATATTACCAAAATTTTATGGTCAAATAGATGATTATAATCCAATTTCTGGCTCAATGTCTGTAGTATGTTTACAATCTAATTATATAGGAGGAACAGGAAGTTTTTGGTATATAAATTTAAGTGGAGCATCTCTTGAAGGATTTGTAGAAGAAAACGGAGTATATACTTTAGGTGGTAGTTTAATAATAGAAGGCACAACAAAATTTCAACAAACAGAAGAAATATTAAATACTTCAACCGCTTCCACTTCAATAATTTATGATTATAATTTAGGTAGTATATGGTATCATAATGATCTAACATCAAATTATTCAGCAAATTTTATAAATATACCAACTGATAATAATACAGCTATAACATCAACAATTATTATAAGTCAGTCTGGAACAGCTTATATACCTAGTTCCGTTTATATAAACGGAACTCAACAAGTAGTAAAATGGGGTAATGGTGTATATCCATCTGGTAATATAAATCAAACTGATATAATAGGATTAACATTTATAACATATAATAATTCAATTGTGGAAGTTCTTGGGCAACTAAGTACATATTCACCTGGTGCATTACCAACAGTAACTACCGATAGTATATCATCAGGAGAGCCATGCGTTGCTACAGGCACTGTTAATAACATAGGTGGATCACCAATAACAGAAATGGGATTTGTATATGCTACTCATGATACACCAACAATTTCAGATAGTCGAGTAACAGCATCTAATCCTGGAATTGGAACATTTACAGTTGATATAAACGTAAGTCCTTACCCAGAAAGCTATGGCAGAGCTTATGCTATAAATAATGCTGGCGTAGCTTATGGTTCGCAAGTATCATTTAGTGGTCCATGTTTTGCTAAGGGAACACTAGTTACTCTAAGTGACGGTTCTTCTAAAAAGATAGAAGATATAACATTCAATGATTCATTATTAGTTTGGAACTTTGATGAAGGAAAATTTGATTTTGCAAACCCAGTATGGATTATGAAACCAATTACTACATCAGATACATTCACATGTAAATTTAGTGATGGTTCAGAATTAACAACTGCTGGTAAATTAGGTATTAGAAAAACAAGCCATCGTATATTTAACATAGAAAAAGGCAAATTTACTTATTTAGTATCTGATGAAGATACACCTATTGGTACACATACGTTTAATGATAAAGATGAAATTGTTACATTAATTAGTAAAGAACCAAATGAAGTATTAACCGAAATTTATAATATAGTGACATTTAAACATTTAAATATGTTCTGTAACTCTTTATTAACTTCTATCAGATTAAACAATATTTATCCAATTAATAATATGAAGTTTATTAAGGATAATAGACAAATAATACCATTTAATAAATTTAAAGGAATAACAGAGGAATACTATAATGGATTTAGATTGGGTGAACAACCTTTAGTAGAAATATCTGAAAATTTTGCGGAAACAAATACAACTCCGACATTAGAAGAATTAATTAACCATATGCAAACATATTATAAATGAATATAATTTTTATAGACATTGATGGCCCATTATCATTTAATCAACCAAGAAATGAAGTTATAATTGAAAAAGGAAATTCAGAGTTTAAAATACCTTATAGTTGGAATATAGAAGATTGTAAAGCATTAAATACAATGGTAGAAAATACAAATAGTAAATTGGTATTAAGCTCTGATTGGAGATTCAAATATTCTTTTTTACAAATAAAAAAAATATTTGATTATTATTTTATAAATCCAAATCATTTAATAGATTTCACAACATTAAAATTTGGATTATCATATAATATATCTACTGAAGATAGAATAAAATTAAGGAGTCAAGAAATACTTTTATATGTAGAAGCAAATATACCCGAAAAATGGTTGGCAATTGATGATTTAAATCTTGATATTTATTTCAAAGAAAAAAATTATACAAATAACCATTTACAAGTTGATGGATTTTGGGTAAAAGATGCTGGATATTTGCGAGATAAAATTAATTTAGTTATAGATTTATTTAATATATAAAATATGTTAGGTAAATTATCAAATTTTTCTGGGCCATTAACTAGTTTTATATTACAAAATAATAATTTATATGGATTGATGTTATATTTAGACGCCGGTCTTACTGCCAGTTATTTAGGAACAGGTAGTTATTGGTTTGATATATCTGGAAAAAATAATACTTTTAATCTTATAAATTCTCCAATATTCCAAAATAATTCATTATATTTTAATTCATCTTATAGTCAATATGCATCTGGTAATGATATAGGAACATTAAACACTTTTACAATTGATACTTGGTTTAATCTTAATTCGCTGCCATCAACAAATTTAAATCCACAAATTGTAACTAATGTATATACCGAAACTACGATAAATTATACAATTGGATTTTTAGATAACACAAATATAAATGGGCAAGCATGGGACACAAAAATGTATGGTGGGTTTTTTTCATCTAATTGGTATTATACTGGTGGATTTACATTAAGTTTAAATTATTGGTATAATGTTACATTAACATATGATACACAAAATTTAAATTTATATCTAAACGGATATACTTATTCAACACTTTCATGTAATACACCAGCTATATCAAGTGGTTCTGGTATTTATATAGGAAGAAGATGGGATTATGCTGAATATATAGATGGTTATATACCAATTGTAAGAATTTACGATAAAGTTTTATCACAAACTGAGATATTAAATAATTTTAATTCTATAAATACTAGATATTCTAATGGACAAGTATCTAGATATTTTAGATTAATAATAACAGCAGCAGCTGGTGGTTCTTCACCAGACTCTAACTGTACACAAATGTCAGATTTTGTATTGATGTACGAAGGCAATATTTTAAATTGGAATATTGGTGCAACTATAAGTAATCCAGATGGGGTTTGGAATAGTTCAGAAGGACCATCTAATTTATTAGATAATAATCCAACTACAAAATGGTGTGATCAAAATTTTGTTAATAATGGTTATTTAACAACATTATATATTGATAATATAATTCCTATTAGTTTTGATTCTTATTATTATAATACTGCTAATGATTTTTCAAGTAGAGACCCAGTTAGCTGGACATTATCTATTTCTAATGATAATTCAACATGGACAGTTGTGGATACACAAACAAATGTAGAAATAACTACATATCGTGAAACAGCAACGCAAATATTTTTAATTAATTAATTAATTTAATATATACTTTAACAAATTAATTTATAAAAATGGGTTTAACATTAAGGGTTCCTCATGAAAATTTACCTTCGGGTGCAACTGTATCTAATTCTAGATTGACATTAGAACAAATGGATGATAATTTTATATTTCTACAAAATATAGCAGGAAATGGTAATATTAGTGCAATACCTTTATCTTTTTCACAATCACTCGTTCTAATGTCAAGTGGCGGTGTAGTACAAGGTCAATCATATCTAATACAAAATACAAATCAATCATTATATGGTACAGGTAGCGCATTTGGATTTGGATTAGGAACTAATGTTTTACTTGTTGGATTAGATAGTTATAATTTTAGTAAAAATGGATGGGGGCAATTTTATAACCCAATTTATTTAGATTATAATTTTGAAACTTCAACATCATTTGGATATCCAGTTTGGGATTATACTGGTGCTTCTACTTATAATATAAATGATGTTGTAATTTTTGGGGGACAGATATGGCAAAATATAACAGGAACTTATGGCACAAACGAAAGTTATTTTCAATTAGATAATACAAATTGGAGTTTAATAAGTTATACTAATAGTAATTATTATAATGTTGTTTGGGATGAAATTGAATTTGATTTTGCTCTGGATTCAGAATTTTCAGAAGGCGTTTTAGGTGATAGTGGTTATATAGTTTCAAGATATGACGCGATTAATAATAATTTAGTTAAAATGGAATCAGATACTAGATTTTTCTGGTGTGATGTTAGTCCTATACAAATGTTTAGATGGGGACATAGATATTCACGAGGAGGGGTGTCAAATTGTACAATTAACTCATCTTATTTTGGTTGTTTAAATTATGTTAGTGGTCAAATAAACGGTGTATCTTTAAATAACTTTTCTTCTATATTTGATTTACAGTTAATAAATAATTCATATTTTTATGGTATAAATTTATCTAATGGCGCTAATATATCATCTTTTACAATAGACAACAGTTCTGTATATTCTATAGATATATCAAATAATTATCTTGATGGTTATAACTCACATACTGGTATTTATAGTTGTTATATTAAAAATTCTTTATTTTATAGTATAGTGTTAAAAAATAATAGTTATTTTTACAATATTGATATAATAGGTTCGGAGGTGTATGAAATATACATGGAAAACGAAGGTTATTTTTATAGTTCGGAATATAATTCAATATATAATTCAGAAATTAATGATATAACTATTACTAATGATAGCTATATATACAATATTGGTATAACTGATTCTTATTTTGGTCAAATAACATTAGACAATGAAAGTTATATTTATAGCGATTTAGATTATACTAATTACAGCATAAGTGGATCGGAGATGTATAATATAAGTTTAGATAATTATTCTTATATAAACGATTTTTATTGTTATAGTGATTCATCTCTTTATAATGTCTCACTAGATACTAATTCTTATCTACAGTATATTTATATTGATAACTCTTCTACAAGCAATTTGGTTTTATCAAATAATTCTTCAATAAGCGGAAATTCCTCAGGACAATATGGTCTTATTTACTTAGATAATTCTGTTTTTGATTATTTTAATTTTCAAAATGATTCTGGTATAATTTTAAATGCAACTGGAGAAAATGGCCCTGGTGCTAATTTTGCATTATATGAAGCCTCAATGACTAATATTAATCTTTCTAATTACTCTGTTATTAATGTAGAGTCTTATTTTTTAATTGGTGGTGCTAATATATCAAATATAAATTTACAAAATGAATCAACCATAAATTGTGGATTTAACAGTAATAATGCTATAGTTGTTGTTGATTCATCCTATATCGAATATATTGATATAACGAATTTTTCATCTTTTACTGATTTAATCTTAACTGATAACTCATATATAAGGAGAATAGAACTAAAAAATGATTCATCGTTTTACAACAATACTTTAGGAACACAATCTTCTATATCTGATATAATATTAACAGATTCAGATATAGACAACGTGACAATAACTGATAATTCTGGTTTATATAATATACAAATGTCAGAAAGCGCAATATTTTCTAATATTTTAGATAATTATTCATATATTGGAGATTTACAAATATCAGATTCAATAATATTTTTAACAACTTTATTAAATGGCTCCACTATTAATAATAGTGAGTTATATAATAGTGATATTGGATTTGAAGAAATAGGTAATTATTTTTTAGGTAATTGTGGTATTACTAATGTATATATGAAAGATTCTGCTATATTTGGTAATAATTTTGCTACAAATTCCGGCATACAAGATACAAATATGATTGGCCAAAGTTATATTGGTAGTTATTATGGTACAAATACTTTCAGCAATTATTCTAGTATAAGTAATGTAGAAATGAATTATAGTAGTATAAATGATAATAATTTAACAAACGGTTCTACTATAACTACTATAAAAATGATAGATAGTAATAGTTCAAATTCTGGTTCGCCAGGTATTTCATATAATAATTTTAATAGTTCCGGTATTTACGATTCTTTAATTATAAATAGTGGTATATATAATAATACTTTTAATGACGATAATAATGGTTCTGGTATTTATGATGTTATAATGAATTCCGCTAAGATATATAATGTTTATTTATATGATAGCCGTTTAGCAAATCTTGAATTATTATCTAATTCTTGGATTCATGATTCTGGGTTCAGTCAAAGTGGTATATATTCTTCAAGTCTGAAATCAAGTTTAATCTATAATTTAAATCAAAATATAGGAAATGGTTTATCTGATATTTATATGAGATCATCATCATTACATGATTTTGTTGGAAATCAAATATCTAATTTAGATATGTTTAGTTCCGAGTTTAATTTTAATAGTACATATTATGATGTTCCGCAATATACACTATTTAATTCAAACACAATAATTTATAAATTTCAATTACCAACTTTCAATGGCTTGTTAGGACAAGGGGCGGTAGGCACAGTAAACATTGGAACATATTCAATTCCTTCAGGGTTTTATATTGAAAAAGTATTAATGGATGGCAATAGTATAACGACACACAGTTCATCATCTACTATTAATATAGGTATGTCTTCCTTTATTAATTGTGGATTGCATCATTCTAATATTGCTTCAAATTTTGTGTTAGTATCAGACATAGGAAATGGTGGAGCAAATGGTCATAAATCATTAGGTGTTATAGGTGATATAGTAGTTGTTGAAATAACAAGCGATGCTATAACAGCAGGAACAATTTATTTAGAAATAACTTTAAAAAATACAAATTATGGATTTAACAATGAGTAACACACAATCACAAACAATATCTTATAATGCTTATATATCAGCATCTAATAGTCATTATAAAGGATTTACATATAGTAGTAGGGTATCCTCAACAGCTAGTAATAATGGCACACAAAGTGCTTTATACGCCTATTTTTCTTCAAAAGAAATACAAAATCCAGGATTTACAGAAAAATATGGTAAAGTATTAACTACTACATATAGTTATGCACATCTAATAGGCACCCAATCACATAAATTAGGAATTACTAGTAGTTTTTCAAAATTTGCAAATATTGGAACACATAGCGTAGGGACACAAAGTCATCCATTTGCTTCTGTGGTTAAGAAACAAAATAAATTTTTCGTTAAACCTAGTTCTAAAACAAAACAAGTTTCGGTTAATTCTTTGGTAAATATTGTTTCATCCATGACTAATACTAGTGAAACAAAGGCAACTTCCATAATAACAAAAGCATCAGTAACAATTAATGGTAATTTAGTTACAGATATAAATTATCAAGTAAAAACTGGTGATATAATTCGTGTTGGGTTAGGACATATATTAAATAACTCAAACCTTATGGTTATAGTTAAATAATAAAAGCCGCTATATAGCGGCTTTTATTATTTAACTCTTTTAGATATAACAACACCTCTTTTATTAGGGTTTATTGTTTTTTCATAACTTTGATATGTTAATAATTTATTATCTGATGAAAAGGTTCCTACCCCATATACAATTGAAGAAGAACCATAATTATATATCATGGAATTATTTGTCATTTTATAACCATTTATAGTTGATTGTGTAAATTCATTCATACCATACAAACTAACAACATCTCCTGAAACATCTTCAACAACTATAGCATATCCCCCAGAAGCAATTTCAAATGGATAAGAAGTAACACCAAGTTTATCATAAGGCCCAGAAATTGAATCAGGTGAAAACCATTTTGGTAAAACATAATTAGAAAGACCAACCTTTATATTACCAGGTAAAGTATAAACTATTAAATTACTTTCAACTGGGTCACATAATTCACCAGCCCATAAATTGCCATAATTATCTAAATACCATTTATTAGTCTCTGGATTACCAATCATTTCTAATAATTCGTGTGCCAAACATTGAGCCACAGTAAATGTTGTTGAATTTTGATACAATATTACACCACCATAATTTAATATAGTTTCAGCAAATACTCTACCCACAGCATTACCATTAGTTTCATAATGGTATCCTAATGCTCCTTCTTGATCAGTATTATCATATATAAATATGCTATCATTTTGTAATGACATATGTGAATTATAATTTCCTATAACTAATTGTGTAGATGCCAAGCCCCAATCATTACAAACTGTAGTTAAATATATATTTATAGCTCTAACCATATTTTGTAAGTTGGTAGAATTAACAACTGTGCTTAAATTAAAGACTGTATAATTTATCATAAAGTATTTTATTTTATAACATATATATTAAATAAGGAAAATAATATATACTATATGCTTAAAAAGTATTTAGAATTTATAAAGGAAACAATTTCAGAAATTGAAAATCAACACCACAGTTTAGGCGAATGGATTGAAAATTTAGCTGAAAGAAATGAAGAAATTTTAGAATTAATTAAACCATTTTTAGAAAATTCAAATCCAACTGTCAGAATATCTAATACAATTAATGTATTAGATAAACCAAGTAAGTTTTCTATTTATAAAATAGTTACAGATTACCTAAATGATACTGGCAAAGAAACAAGTATTAGAACCTTTGTAGATTTAACTAATGAAGATTTCATTTTTGAATCAGATTCAAATGAATTAAAAGCGGGAAAAAATATATTTACAACATTTCTTAAAGTAATTACATCACTTGGTTTAAAGGATACTCCGGCAACTTGGACTAATATACCAGATGATTTTATTTTATTTTTTGAATATCCTGTAAAATACGAAGAATTAACAAGTAGAATGTCTCGTTTCCCTTCTTTGAGTAAATTTGTAAATAAAATACCTGAAAATCCAAAATTATTTTTTGGTATTAAAACTGATTTAACATTTCATTTTGGATTTAGAAATGGAGATGTTATTTCTATTGGTAAATTTAAAATAAACAAAGCCGCACTAAATTCGTTACAATTATTAGATTCACCTTCAGCAGCTCATTTAAAAAGGGAATTAGCTTATTTATCAAATGATAAAATTAAATTTATGAGTCAAATTTATAATCATATGAATAAATTTCATCCAGGAAATACTGACAATAGAAGTTATAAAATAATTGATGGATTAATGGAATTTGGTTATCAAGGAATCGGCAATTGGAATGAAGGGCAGATGATTAATTTTGAAGAATTAAAAGAGAAATTTAGACAATATTTACAAAAATTAAAAGGACATGAAAATCTAAAAATGGCTGTTAGAACAGATAATGGATTTTGGATATATTGTACTATAATGATAAAATAAAAAAGATCTTTTTTTATTTACTTAACATTTTTTCTACTAATTCTTGTGATTCCGGCGTAATTTCAATTGGAAGTAAAGATATTTTGTCAGCATCTTCTGTACTTAAATTAAATGGTTTAGAAATTACTATCTTTTGACCATTTTCGGCTTTAAAAATTAAATTATAACCGTCTTCTACAAATTTAATATCATCTAAATTAATATGATATTCAGACTCTTTATCTTTAAAGATTAAAGCTGTTCCTTTTGGAAATTCTTCAAAAAATTGTTTCTTAAAATCGGCATTAGATGCATTCCTCATTTGAGATTCTTTTTGAGATTTTACTTTTCCAAATTTTGTACTCCAATCAACTTGTTCGTAAGCTTTTAAATACTTCATAAGAGTATATATTAATTTTATATAAAGAAAAATAAAATGTTTTTTAAATTTTATTAATTCTGAAATTTTCGTTAAATTTGTAAATAACTAAAAAAGTTTAAAAATTATGAATGAATTTAACAAATACGCCGTAAAACATCTCGGCATAAGTTCGCTTACTTTACATGATTATCAAAATCATACAAACGATGTAGTAAATGGTATTTATGGTATGACTCCATATATCATCGAAGAAAGAAAAATGAATGTAGCGTCTATGGACGTTTTCTCACGTCTTATGATGGATAGAATTATTTTTCTTGGAACAGGTATAAATGATCAAGTAGCAAATATAGTTACAGGACAATTACTTTTTCTCCAATCAGCCGACGAGAAGAAAGATATTCAAATTTATTTGAATTCTCCTGGTGGTTCAGTTTATGCCGGACTTGGTATATATGATACTATGCAATTAGTTACACCAGATGTGGCTACTATTTGCACAGGTATGGCTGCTTCAATGGGTGCAGTTCTTATGTGTGCTGGCGCTACAGGCAAAAGATCAGCTTTGAAACACTCAAGAGTAATGATACACCAACCAATGTCCGGCATTCCAGGTGGAACTCAGGCATCTGATATGGAAATCTCCGTAAGAGAAATAAATAAACTCAAAAAAGAGTTATATAATATTATATCTTCTCATTCCGGACAACCATTCGAAAAAGTTGAAAAAGATTCAGATAGAGATTA